CAAGGACCGCTGCGCCAAGGGCATCGCAGCGCTCGATTCCTACCAGCGCAAGTGGAACGCGCAGCTGGGCCAGTTCACCAATGTGCCGCTGCACAACTGGGCTTCTAATGGGGCCGATTCGTGGAGATGCTACGGTCAAGGTTACAGACCATCCATTACGACCGTAGCAAGTACCAATAGAAAACCGAAGCGAGGAAGCTGGAGAGTCGCTTAATCTATGGCAGACACTTTGCGATATAATGGGCACAAACCCCAATCTGGAGAGCCTTATGTCGCGCGAAAAAATCATCACCTTCAACGGTAATAAATATGGACTTTCTGGGAATTATTACACTCTTTATAACTATGGAAGGAAGGGTGTTCCTACGACACTTCATCGTGCGATCTGGGAGTCAGTTCATGGCCCAATACCGCCAGATCACCATGTGCATCACAAAGATGAAGACACGTTTAATAACGACATCCAGAATCTTGAATGCATTCCCTCGGCTGAACACCTCTCCATGCATTCGCGTGCAAGTGGATGGGTAGGGAGTGCTGAAAATTTGGCGCAGCTTGCATCAGTCAACCATTTGGCGAAAGCATGGCATAAAACCGAAGCAGGCCATCAACATCATGTTTCCAATGGGCACAAAGCATGGGAAAATAGAGTACTCTACGGAAAGACGTGCGCATTCTGCAAAGCTAAATTTGAGACACCGTACCCGAACAAGACAAAGTTCTGTTCTGACAATTGCAGGTCAAGGTCAAAACCGGTGAAGCAGGAAGAGCGCAGCTGCATCTGCTGCGGCGCTAAGTTTAGCTGCCATGCGTATGGACCCACGAAAACATGCAGTAAGCAATGCAGCAATATATTTGCCGTCCAGCGGCGAAGAGAGAAAAACGATGGCAAATATTAGCGAGGCGTACTGGTGAGCGATATTCTGAAGACAACTCTGCTGCACGCAAGCGGCAAGTCGATGGTCATGCTGGGCGGCGACGTGTTCGACCAGAAGGTCACCGGCGATATCGTGCACGAATACAAGTGGGTCGACGGCGAGCCTGTCATGCTGCTGTACAAGCGCGTGCTGGGTGCGAACACGCCGGCCTACATGATCGAAATGAAGGACGCCCACCAGTACGCGCTGTCGAACGGCGGCCCGACCAAGCTGCTGCTGTCGAAGCTGTGCTTCGATGCGGCCAAGACGCTGCGCGCCGAGAACGACAAGGCCACCTTGTACCGCTTGATCGACATCATCGTCGAGGGCCTGGACATCCTGCTCAAGATGCCGCCCGAGCCGAAGGCCATCGAGATCGCCAACCGTCCGACCACCGGCCACGACGAGCTGTCGATGAAGATCGACGGTAAGACTGTCTTCGAGGTCCAGGTATGACCCGCATCTTGGTGCTGCTCGACCATATCCGCTTCGCGTTCGCCACGCGCCAGCGCACCCAGAACGGCAGCACCAAGCTGTTGGCCTGGCATCAGGCGATCACCGACGCCGATGACAGCCTGGAAATTGTCGGGCGCGCCATTGCTGACGGCGACCTGGCCGAAGCCCAGCGCCTCGTCGATCTCGGCCGCGAGAGCCTGGCCGGCTACATCGAAGAACTGAAGGAGCTGCTGTAATGTTCGAGAACGTGCGAAGCGATACGGTATCCAACGACCCGCACCGCATGGGCGGCACGGCACCGAAGAACAAGGCCAAACGCCGGCGCAGCGAAGCCGACACCGCCAAGGAGCAGAAGCTGCATGGCCGGCTGATGAACTGGTTCCTGCAGGAGCGCGACAAGCAGTCCTACAACCGCGCCGAAATGGCGATCGACGAGGACTTCTACGACGGCTTGCAATGGTCCGATGAAGACGTACAGGCGCTTATCGAGCGCGGCCAAGCGCCGCTCGTTTTCAACCAGATCAAGCCGACCGTGAACTGGCTTCTGGGCACCGAGCGCCGCACCCGTTTCGACGGCAAGGTGCTGCCCCGTGAAGAAGCTGACGAAGCCGGTGCCGAAGTGAAATCGAAGCTGCTGAAGTACCTGTCGGACGTGAACCGCACGCCGTTCTCGCGCTCGCAGGCGTTCAAGTCGCAAGTGGTGGCCGGCCTGGGCTGGATGGAAGACGGGATCAGCACCGACCCGTCGGAAGAGCTGCTGCGCACGCGCTTCGTCGACTGGAAGCAGATTTACCACGACAGCAACGGCAAGGAGCTCGACCTGTCGGATGGGCGCTACGTTTTCCGCTGGACCTGGGTTGACCTCGACCAGGCCATCGCCATGATCCCGTCGCGCGAGAACACGCTGCGCGCGGCCGCGCTCGACGACAACCAGGTCGGCAACGACGAGGACGACGTATGGTACATGGGCCAGCGCGTCAACAGCGAAAGCACCGGAGATTACGCGCGCACGCTGCGCCGCGGCATGGGCGGCGGCTTCGACAACGGCGGCCGCGAGCGCGTCAAGCTGATCGAATGCTGGTATCGCATGCCGGTGCCGTGCAAGGTTTGCCGCTCGGACGACCCGGAAGCGGCTCACCTGAGCGGCGAGAAGTGGGACCCGCAGAATCCGGAAATGGCCGAGGCCTACCGCAACGGCTTCCTGTCGGTGGCTTCGCACGTGCGCCAGGAAGTGCGATGCGCGATCATGACTGAAAGCGTGCTGCTATTCGACGGCGAGAGCCCGTACAAGCACAACCGCTTCCCCTACACGCCGCTGTGGTGCTACCGCCGCGCGCGCGATGGCATGCCATACGGCGTGGTGCGCGACATCCGCGACGCGCAGATGGATTACAACAAGCGCGCATCGAAGGCGCTGTACATCCTTTCCACGGTGCGCGTTGTGATGGACAAGGGTGCCGTTGATGACATCGACGAGCTGCGCGCCGAGGTGGCTCGGCCCGACTCGATCATCACGGTCAACCCCGGCAAGAAGCTGGAAATCTCACAGGACAAACAGCTGGCTGAGCAGCACTTGAAGCTGATGCAGTTCGATGGCCAGATGATCCGCGACGTGGGCGGCGTGACCGACCAGAACCTGGGCAACAGCGAGGGATCGATGTCCGGCAAGGCCATCGGCAAGCTGCAGGACCAGGGCACGATCGTCACCGCCGCCATCTTCGACAACCTGCGCCTGGCGGTGCAGATCGAAACCGAGATCCAGCTGTCGCTGCTCGAGCAGTTCTACACGGCGCCGAAAGTAGTGCGCATCATCGGCGAGAACAAGCCGATCGAGTGGCTGAAGGTCAACCAATACGACGAGGCCGAAGGCCGATACGTCAACGACATCACGCGCAGCAAGGCCGACTTCATCGTGGCCGAGCAGGACTTCCGCGCATCGATGCGCCAAGCCATGTTCGAATCGATGATGGACCTGGTGGGCAAGCTGCCGCCGGAAGTGGGCCTGGCGATGCTGGACATGGTGATCGACTTCGCCGACGTACCGAACAAGGACGAAATGGTGGCGCGCATCCGCAAGCTCAACGGCCAGGCCGACCCGAGCCGCAAGCCGACGCCGGAAGAGCAGCAAGCCATGGCGGTGCAGCAGCAGAAGGCCGCCGAGCTGGAGCAGCTGAGCATCGACAAGCTGCGCGCCGACGTGTCCAAGGCACAGAACGAAGCGCAGGCGCTGCTGGCGAAGGCACAACTGACCGCTGCCGACACCGAGCGCGCCGTGGCCGATGCGGTCGAGAAGGGCGTGCGCGCCGCCTACCAGGCGCTGCAGGCTGCGCAGATCGTATCTACCATCCCGGGCGTCACGCCGACGGCTGACGCGATCCTGGCCGGCGCCGGCTACCAGGATAAGGGCGGGCAAGACCCGAATATCCCGCAACAGACCGGTGAACTGCCGGAAATGACCCCGCAGCCGAAGGATGGCGTGTTCATCGGCGGCGCGCCGGCCGGCATGGATATGCCAGCCGATGCTGCCCCCGAAGCACTACCCGAACTGCAGCAAGCCGATGGCGCCATGAGCGGCATCGAAACCATGACCGGCGCCGACGGCATCCGCTGACCGCCATAACCAGGAGAACCCCATGGCATTGTCCCAAGAAGCAACCCAAGAACTGCGCGATGCGTATGCCCTGAACTCGGCCGAGGAACTGCGCGGCATGATGGGTGACGACGCCGACCATGACGCCGTGATCCAGTCCATCCTCGACGCCGGCAAGGCCGTCGAACTGCCTGGCGCGCCAGTAGAGAAGGGCGACGCCGACGCCGACCCAGCGAAGTCCGAGGAGTCCGAAGAGGATGACGATGACGAAGCGGGCGACGATCAGGGGCAGGACGAGGACGACCCCGATGCGGCTGCTGCCGCGCCGGAAGTGCCACCTGCTGCCGAAGCCGACACGCCAGCACCGGCCGCACCGGCTGCTGTCGACGTTCCGGCGCTGGACCTGTCATACCTGGCCGAAAAGTACGATGCCAAGCTCAAGGACCTCGACACCGCCAACGCCACCAGCCTGAAGTCGCTGATGGACGGCGACCTGTCGCCCGAAGACTATGCCGCGAAGCAGGCCCAATACCTGCGCGACCGCGACACGCTGCGCGACCAGAAAGCCAGCGAAGCCCAATGGGGCACCGAAGTGCACAACTTCCAGGTCAAGGCGGCGCAGGACAGCGGCATCAACTACTTCACCGACACCGAGAAGGCCGAGTCGCTCGACGCCTGGGTCAAGCACCTGGCCGGCAACCTGAAGAACGCCGACAAGTCCGGCGAGTGGTTCATGGCCGAAGCCCACAAAAAGGTGATGGTCGAGTACGGAATTGCCGCGCAACCGGCGCCAGCATCGCAAAAACAGCCGAAAACTGTTGCCGATGAAAAAAAAGTTGCCCAAAAGACCGCCAGAACCCCCAATCTGAACAATATTCCGCCTACACTTAGCGGACTTCCGGCTGCAGCACCGGCTGCAAGTGGCGATGAAGGCGAATTCGATCACCTTTCCAGGATGAGCGGCGCCGAATTCGAGAAAGCAATTGCTGGTATGTCGGCAGCGCAACGTGCACGATTCGAGGCAGAGTGATGGCAGGAAAAACACAGCGGTTGTTCATGGATTTGAAAGTCGGCGGCACGCTGACGATCGACGGGACGACCGTGACGCTCGAGCAGAAGTCGGGGCAGCTTGCCCGGCTTCGAATCGAACACGCTGGCGCAAAGGTCGAGTACACCGGACCGGAGCGGCGTAAGCATCCCCGCTCCGAGCCAGCAAAGGCCGCTTGAGGCGAGAGCAGCACCGGGCGAAAGCCCACCGTAGTTTGAGCGCAGCAGTGCTCTTTCATTTAACTTTTGAGAGAGAGATTGCCATGGCGCAAACTATCGTGGGTGTTAACTCGCCCCTTGCTGTGAAAAAATTCGGCGCATTCCTGGCCGTCGACGTGGGCCGCGAGTCCTACTTCAACAAGAAGATGATGGGCGTGGGCGCGAACGCGCAAACCCCCATCCAGACCCTGCTCGAACTGCAGAACGATGCCGGCGATACCATCAGCTATGACCTGGTGATGGCGCTGAAGATGCAGCCGGTCGAAGGCGACAACCTGCTGCGCGGCAAAGAAGAAGACCTGAAGTACTACACCGACAAGATCACCATCGACCAGATGCGTGGTGGCGTCAACACCGGCGGCAAGATGAGCCGCAAGCGCACCCTGCACGACATGCGCCGCATCGCACGCGAGCGTCAGACCGAATGGTGGGCGCGCCTGTTCGACGAGCTCTTCTTCATGTACCTGTCGGGTCGCCGCGGCACCAACAGCGATTACACCTTCTCGACCGACTACGCCGGCTTCGCAGGCAACGCCCTGGTCGCGCCGGACAACATGCACCTGATGCATGGCGGCGCCGCGACTTCGAAGGCCACGCTGACCGCTGCCGACAAGTTCGACCTGAAGCTGATCGACCGTGCCCAGACCCGTGCCCAGACCATGGGCGGCGGCACTGGCGGCGTGCCGGCCATCAAGGCCTGCATGATCGAAGGCGAAGAGCACTTCGTCGTGGTGATGCACCCGTACCAGGAATACGATCTGCGCACCAACACCGCGACCGGCCAGTGGATAGACATCCAGAAGGCAGCTGCCGCCGCCGAGGGCCGCAACAACCCGATCTTCAAGGGCAACGCCGGCAAGTACAACGACGTGATCCTGCACAAGCACAAGGCGGTGATCCTGTCGAACGACTACGGCGCTGGTGCAAACGTGCAATCGGCTCGCGCGCTGTTCCTGGGCCGCCAGGCTGCTGTCGTGGCATTCGGTTCCGCCGGCACTGGCCTGCGCTTCGACTGGCACGAAGAAATGGAAGACCGCGGCAACCAGGTCGTCATCACCACCTCGGCCATCTTCGGCATCAAGAAGACCGCCTTCGTGATCGATGGCGTCTCGCGCGACTCGGGCGTCATCGCCCTGGACACCGCTGTCGCCGATCCGACCTGATCGCTGATGGGCGGGCCGCCTGGCTCGCCCGTTCCGCTTCCCTGAACTCAAGGAGATTCACATGGCAATTTACAAATCGAAGGCGGCACTGGGTCAAGCTCCAGTTCAGTCGCTGAACTCGGCACTGGTGGCCGGTCTGCTGTACGAGTACGTCACTGGCGCCGCGCTGGCCGCTGGCGACATCATCCAGATGGGCACCCTGGAAGCTGGCGTTAAGCCGGTCGACGCGCTGCTCATCACCGATGACCTCGACACCAACGGCACGCCGACCATCACGCTGACCGTCGGCATCCTGAACGCGGCCGGAACCGACATCGACGCAGCTGCAACCAGCACCTGGATCGCAGCGTCGACAGCGGCGCAAACCGGCGGCCACTCGCGCGCCACCAGCGCCAGCCCGTACCTGTCGAGCGTGTCGGCGGAATCGCGCCAGCTGGGCATCAAGGTTGTGGCGGGCCCGGCCACCTTCGCCGGCGTCGGCAAGAAGGTGGCGGTCGTCGTCTTCGCGGCAGGCTAAGCACCCTGGCGCAGAACGCGCCGTAACCCGCCGGCAGCCGATAAGCTGCCGGCATTAACACCACGGAGACCAGCATGAGCACCCCAACCGCATCCGTCCTGATCCAGAGTCTGATTCGCCGCGCCGGCGGCAGCAAGATCCCGCTGTACGGCAAGACCTACCACTTCGCGCCCGAAAACGCTGCCGACCCTGAATCGATCCATACCTGCGCCTTGCCGTTCGACGACGCTGCCGCAATTCACCGCTTCCTCGCCATCAAGGAAGGCTTCCAGCTGGTCGACCCGCACGTCGAGCTGCCAGCCAAGCCGAAGGCCGAAGTCACGCAGACCATGGCCGCTGACCGCGCCGCGGCGCCCGTCGACAAAGCGCCGACGGAACCCGTCATCATCACCAACGACGCCGGCGAAAAAATTGACCTGACCGCTATGGACCGCGAGTCCCTGGTCGCCTTTGCGAAGGACAACTTCGACATCAAGGCGCACCACAAGTGGTCAGACGCCACACTGATCGGCAAGATCGTCGAAGCCACCCGCGCCGCCGACTAAGCCAAGGCCACCACGATGAAGACCTGGATCGAGATTCACGACGCCTACCTGAAGGGCATCACCGGCGCCAGCCTGACGGCAATCGCCGAGGCATCGCGTATTGCCGCGCAGGTGTTCTGCGAGCGCACGCGCGCATGGCGCCAGAAGCTCGACCCAGTCGTCACCATCAAGGGCCAGGCTGAATACGCCTACCCGATCCCGCTCGACGCCGAGCTGGTGCGCGTCATGGAGGTCAAACTGGACGGCGAATGCTACCCGATCCTACTGGCCGACCAGCGCCACCCGGGCGCGCGCGGCATTGTGCCGCAAGGCCTGCGCAGCTTCATCATCTACCCCGAGCCGGCCGACGGCCAAGAGATCGTGATCGATGTCGCACTGGCGCCGGCGAATACAGCGACCGGCATCGACGACGTGCTGTTTGCGAAGTACGCGCGCATCATCGCCAAAGGCGCAAAGGCCGAGTTGATGCGCGAATCGAACAAGCCCTATTCGGATATGGCCGGCGCCATCGATATGCGCACCGCCTTCCAAATGGATATCGATCAGGTCCTCACCGACCTGGCGACTAAATACGGGAACGCACCGCTGCGCGTGCGCGCGCATTTCTGCTGAAAGATCATGGGGCGGTGGCGCATTGTGCAGCGCCGGCGAAAGCCAGGGGATAAGCGATTAGTGCCCCAGCCATTAAAACGTCGATGACCCGGGCGGCCGGCCCTAGTCCAGCCAAGCTGCCCGGGCAACCCGAACAACCCCACGAGGAAGCGCATGGGCACCATCACCGCCGCACAGATCATTGACGAAGCCGTCTCAACGCTGCAGGACCCTGCGGCGGTCACCTGGCCGCGCGCCGAACTCTTCGCATACGTGAACGATGGCCAGCGCGACGCCTGCATCGTCAAGCCTGACGCCTACGTGTTGAACCAGACCCTGGTGCTAGTCGCCGGCACGCGCCAGCTTCTGCCGGCAGCCGGCGCCGCCTTCATCCGCCTGGTGCGCAACATGGGGCAGGATGGTCAAACGCCGGGCCGCGCGCCGCGCGCCATGGCGATCGAGACGCTGGACCGCGAAAATCCGAACTGGCACAGCGATGTATCAAACCCAGTGGTGCTCGAGTATGCGTTCGACCTGCGCGAGCCTAAAGCCTTCTATGTGTCGCCGCCGCAGCCGTTGACCGGGCGCGGCCAGGTTGACGTCACCTTCTGCGCGATCCCGCCCGACTTGGGCGCCGAATCCACGCCCATCATCCTCGACGATATCTACAAGACGGCACTAGTGCATTACGTGCTCTATCGCGCCTACCTGAAGGAAGGCGAGCTGCAGAACAATGCCGACGCCATCGCGCACCGGGCCGAGTTCCTGGCCCTGCTGGGCACCAAGGACGAAAGCGAAGCCAAAGCGCAAGGGGCTGCCTAATGGCCTCGCTTGTTTTGCGCAATTTCGGAGGCATGGCGCCATCAGCCAACCCAACGACGATTCCCGAGAGTCAGGCCACGCTGGTGCGCGACATGAACCTGCGCTTCGCCGACTTCCGCCCGTTCTCGGCCGCTGCGCTGACGGCCACCAAGACCGCCGGCAAGACCTTGTACCGGTTCGACACGAACGGTGCCTTCATCACGAATGCGGCCGAGGTCAACTACGTGCGCGGTACGATTCCGAACGAGGCCACCGAGCGCACCTATTACACCGGCGACGGCGTGCCGAAGGTGATCGACATCAACGGCGAGGTGCGCCAGCTGGGCGTGCCGCAGCCAGCCGCAGCGCCGGCCATCGTCGTCAACCGCGTGGCCCAGTACGGACCGCAGGAAGCGGAAATGGCGCGCCAGCAAAAGCAGGCGGAATATGTGCGCGTCATCCAGGCCAGCCTGTTGCGGCCCTATATTGGCGTTTCCGACGCAACGATCGGATCATTGCCGACGCCGAATTTCTGGCCGGTGGTGGGCGGCAGGGTCTTCGAGTTCCACGCGGCGGGCGCGCTGGTGAATGGGAACTTCGTGCCGACCAACCCCTACCACCGCCTGATAATGGATGACCGCTTGAAATTTCGGCTGGACACGTTCAACGGCGCGGTGGTCGGCATTGTGCAGATCGCGGCGCGCGGCGCCACGGCGGCGTTCGACGACACCCTGAACGCGAACCTGGCAGCGATCAAGCGTACGGACGACCCGACTAAACAGCTGATGACCGAAACGCAGATCACCGCGACGCGCTCCACGCTCGACGCCGGGCTGCGCGCCCGCGACGCTGCGCGCGACGCCACGGCGGCTAAGATCGACGCAATGATGAAGGAATTCGTCGCACTGGCGAACAATGGCAGCGATGCCGCCGATGCGTCCTATACCAACCCAGTGACAGTTCAAGCACAGGTGACGGCGGCGGTGAACCGCGCGGTGACATCAATCTTCAGCGCCCTTTACGACTTCAGCAACACGAACGCCGGTCTGCCGGTCTCCGTCTCGCCGAATCCTGGCGGCCGCAACTACGTTTCATAAGGCAGGCATGGCCCAGCAGATTACCCCCACTTCCACCGTCCCTGTCGTCGAAGGGTTCGTTCGCCAGTTCATCGGCACCAGTTCGTCCGGCGAGCCGGCCCTGAACGAAAACGACATGGTGACGTGGCTGGCCGAGCAGTTCAGCTACATCCTGCCAAGCGGCACCGCATCGGGCCGCGCCATGTCGCTGGCCACCGCCACCGCACGCGCAAAAGAAATCGCGCAGGCGCTGAAGGTGGACCTAGGCATCTACCGCGATCCAGGCACCAACTATTCGCCCGACGCGGCGGCCAACGGCGTCAAGATGCGCGATCGCCTAGTCGCACTGCGCACCAGCATCGAGGCCGAGGTGCAGCGCATGGAAAGCGATTATCAGACCTTCCAGGTCAGCCTCATCAACAGCGCGCGCAGCGCTTTTGCTTCCATTGCTTCGTCGGCAATCCCAGATGGCATCGACCTGAACGAGGTAACGCGCGCCTACATCGAAACCTTCGTCACCGACCGCGGCGAGGAATCGCGGCCGTCTCCTGTGTCGGCGCTGGTGACGCTCGACCAGAACGATTATGCAACAGTCACCGGCAGCTCGGCGCCGGCCGGGCGATTCATCACCAAGCGCCGACTGTACCGCTCGGCCACCGGCGCCACGACCGGCGCCTACCGCCTGCAAGGCGAATACCCAGTCGCGCAAACCGTCATCGAGGACAAGAAACTCGACAAGGAACTGAACGACGTGTGCGCCACCTTCGGCTGGATTGAGCCTCTGGCCGATCTCAAGGGGCTGGTAGGCATGTCGAACGGGATCATGCTGGGCTACATCGGCAATACCCTGCACGCCTGCGAGCCCTACGCGCCCTATGCATGGCCGGCCAAGTACGACAAACCGCTGCCGCACAAGATCATGGGCGTGGTGTCGATGGGGCAAAGCGCCTTCGTCGGTACGTCGAAATTCCCCTACCTGGTATCCGGCTCGGACTCGGCCAGCCTGACCGAGCAGAAGCTGCCGAACCTGGTGCCGTGCGTGTCGGCGCGCTCCATGGTGACGATCTCGAACGCTGTTTTCTACGCCAGCCCGGACGGCTTGGCGCTATACGAGAACGGCCAGGTAGTGGTCGTGACGAGCGGGATCATCGACCGCGCGGCATGGGCCGCCTACAACCCGGCCACGATGGTGGGCGCCGGCTTCGATGGCCGCTACTTCGCCTTCTACAAGCGCACCGATGGCGTGCGCGGCTGCCTGGTGTTCGACTACACCAGCCGCACGATCTCCGAACTGGCGCAGGCTGCCGACGGCGTGTTCGCCGACGACAGCGGCATCTACGTGCTCGACGGCATCCAGGTGCGCGACATGCTGCCCGCCGACGGCGCGCGCCGCACCAGCCTGTGGCGCAGCAAGGTGTTTCGCCTGAACCAGCCGCAAGCCATGCTGTGGCTGCACGTCGATTCGTCGTTTGCCGATGCCGGCGCCGCCAAGGCGGTGACGGTGCGCGTGTTCGCCGATGGCGTGTTGCGCCATACCGCGCAGGTCTCGAGCGGAAAGCCTGTGCGCCTGCCGCCAGGTCGCTTTACCACCTGGCAAATCGAGATCGAAGCGGCCGTCATCGTCAACGGCGTGGCGCTGGCCACCTCCACCGAAGAACTGAAGGCGGTGCTGTAATGGGCGACTTGACCACCCTACCGAACGAGAATCTGCCGCCGGCGCGCGGGCGCACCCCAGCCCTGCCGGCGCCGGAATTGTCTGTCGAATTCCTCGCGCGCCTGAAGGAGATCGTCGAAGTGCTGCTGGGCCAGCGTGGCTCGAGCTGGGACCGCGCTGTCACCTTCCGCGATCTGAACACGGCCGGCATCGCCTCCTTTGTTGATGGGCCAGCAGGATATGAAACAGGGGGTTTCCAAGCGGCGGGCGACCAGTCCGCTGCCGCACAAGTCGACACCCTGATTCGCAAGTCAAAGGCCTACCGCGAGTTGACCGCTAAGGTCGGCGCGCTTCAAACCTTGGAAGGGTTCCCGGACGAGATTCGGACGCAATTGAGCCTTGCGCTAACTGACCTCGCGCGCGATCGGCAAGCTGACATCCAGAGCGTCGAGCGACGCATCCAAACCGACAGCCTTTCAATGGCCTCGCGCTTGACGGAATTGACCGCCTCGCTTGAAGGCACCGCCGCTGGCGTGCGCGAATTCGATTCAGCCTATGCCGACGGCCTGCGCGCTGTGGCGCTTCGCATCGAGCAGGTGGCGGCAGAGATCGACGGCGGCGGCAGCGCCGAGATCGAGCAGAGACTGGAAGCGGTGGCCGATCTGGTCGAAGGGCTGAGCGCGCAATACTCACTGAAGGTTCAGACCAATCCGGTCAACGGCCAGCCGCCAGTGATCGCCGGTATCTCGCTTTCTGCCAATTCGCCGGTGGCCGGGCCCGGCACTAGTTCGCTGATCTTCCTGGCACAGGCCATCCAGTTCCTGACCGATGCTGGTGCCGTCGCGCCGTTCTCCATCGTCGGCAACCAGGTCAAGGTCACGAACCTGATCGCGCAGGCGCTGAAGGTCATTATGGAAGACGGCACTGTGGTGCTGGACGCATCGAAGACCCTAGCCCAGCAGACAGCATCAAATCCGAACCTGGTGCCGAACTGCATGGGCTGGCCTTTTACAACAGGTCCGGCATCGCGCAATCGAAATGGCGATCCACGATTTGGGGATGGACAGTATTTTGCACTATCGCCCGGGGCTGACCCATACATCGGCGTTGACAGTCCGCCGATGGGAATTCCGGCGGGCGCGGTCTATACCGTCAGCTTTGATGCGTACTGCATCAACGGTACGCGGCAACTCAATGCCGATGTCTATGCTGGCCCCGGGTTTGACAGCAATGGCATCGGGCCGACAATCGATGCCACGATGAGACATTACAAATTCACGGAGACTGCGCCGAATAACGCAGATGCTCCACTTGCCCGACTTCGCCTCGCCGCCGGTCCAGCATCCTCTGGCACCATCATTATTGCAAACGTCAAGGTCGAGCTTGGCGCCAAAGACACGGCATGGTCGGATGACATCGTTACCACGGCCAACGCGAAAAACCGGGTTTTCATTCCGTATCTTGCTGCGCTGTCAGGGTTCTTCGGTTCGGTAGAGCTTGGCACTGGTGGGGCACTGTGGTCCGGCCAGCCTGATTACGACGTAGGCAATGGCCTGCGCCTGGGCACGGATGCGGCAGGTAACCCGTACCTCAGCATGCGCTCGGCCAGCGGGAAATACCTGCGCATTCGGCCATCGACTGACACCTTCGAATTCAATGGCGTGACGCTGAATGGTACGCGCATTTCACAGCCGGTCTACGACACTTTCTCTTTTACTGTGGTAGGAGGTGGTTATGTCGCCGGGCCAAATAACCAAATACTAGGAAACTCGGTAGATTTATCAATCACTGGAAGTAATGGGCCTTTTAAAGTCGTTTGGACTTATTCAAGGTTAATTGGCGGACCTCCATCGACCCCAAGTTATATTGATCCAAATCCTGATAAAAGTTTTGGTATTGCTGTTGGCCCTGCATCTAATACAACAATTAGTTTTCAGGTAAGTGCGGTTATCACTGGGATTGACGGTAGAACATTGAACTACTCTGACGTGTTTGTATTCCAATTCGGGACTATTTGATGGCCTACGATTATTTTGCCGGTGTTGATTCTAATGGCGCAGTTCGGATGCAGCGCCGTTTCACCGTGCCGCATGATGGGCCGAATTTCCCAAACGATGGCCTGACGTATCACCTGCTGGAAGAACCCATTCTGTGGTCGGCTCAGCCGCGGCCAACCTGTGTTTTGCACTGGAATGATGGCGCACCAGAATGGCGCGAAACGCTTCCACTGGCCGAGCGTGTCGCCTCTTGTGTCGCGCAAACCTATCTCGACGTCGATGCGGTCTACGAAACCGCAATCGGCAACCGTACCGCCGAATACACCAGCGCTGAAGAAGCGGCAATTGCTTTCCTGGCAGCCGATCCGAAGCCGATTATCGCGTCCGACTACATCACCGGCCACGCGCTCAACAACCCGACCGGGCAAGTGCAGTCCGAGGCATGGGCGGCGCAGCAGATCATCGAGCGCGCCGACGCCTTCCGCTGGGCTGCGCTGCAGATGCGCAATGTTCGGTTCGCGCACCAGAGCAGCATGCGCGAGGCCGCTACGCACGAAGAACTCGACGCGACCGTGGCGTCGTGGAACGAATTCATAACCTGGCTGCGCGGCGTGCTCGGCCTTTAACTGCAGGAGAAACACATGGCTTTTCGCATCGCGCTGTACAAGGGAACCCGGCCCGGCATCAAGGGCATCTACAACCGCTTGGTGCGCTGGTGGACGCGCTCGCCCTACTCGCATTGCGAACTGGTGTTCTCCGACGGCGTGGCTGCATCTTCCTCGCTAGAAGACGGCGGCGTGCGCTTCAAGATGATCGCCTTCGATGCCGCGCGCTGGGACTTCATCGACCTGCCGGCCGAACTAGAGTCGCGTGCGCGCGCATGGTTCGAGCAGCACGTCGGCAAAAAATACGACGTGATCGGGAATTTGCAATTCATCATCGCCTGCATTCCGGACAGCCACGACAAATGGTTCTGCTCGGAAGCCGTGGCCGCTTCGCTCGGCATCGCTGATGCCTGGCGCTACGACCCGGCCACCTTGGCATCGACCCTCACCGGCGTGAATTATTCGCCTGCTGTCGTTTCCTGAGTGCATTCAAGCACTGCATTCCCGCCTATAATCTTGCACAACGGAAAAGGGGATGGGATGCGGATGACACTGGAGGGGCTGCGCGACGCGCTGGGTGCGCACATGGGCTCGGTGCTGACGCCCGAGATGGCGGCCGCCATCATCTGCGCCGCCGTAGACCGTGAGGACCGGTGCATTGACCCGGCCCGGTTCGCGTCGTGCAACTACGCTGGGTTGATCTTTGCCGCCGAATCGTTCCGCGACATCATCGCCGAGCTCGAGCCACTGCACGCGGCGCACTTCGCCGAGACCGAGCTCCACCTGGAAGGCATGGCGATGGCGCCAGACTACGGCTACATGGCAGAGCGCGAGAGGATGGGGTGCCTGCTGCAGTTCACAGCCCGAGACGCTGCCGGTGCATTGGTTGGCAATCTGCGCATGTACGTCAACCGCAGTCTGCACACAGGCCACCTGATGGCCGAAGAGGACACGTTCTACCTGGCGCCAGCCGCGCGCCGCGGACGCAATGCGATCGAATTTGTGCGCTACGTCGAGCGGGCGCTGGCCCAGTTGGATGAAGTGGTCGAGGTCAGCGCCAACACGAAGACCAGCAACAAAATGGCCAGGCTGTTCCCCTACATGGGTTACCGGCACGTGGCAAACCAATTCACCAAGATTCTCAGGAGGTAACTGTGTGCTCATCGTCGCCCAAACCGGACCCGGCCATCGGTCAGGCAGCCAAGGATAACGTTGCGCTGTCGCGTGAAATGATCCAGTACTACCGCGAGAACGACGCCAAACAGGCGCCGCGCCAGGCCGCGCTCGATGCCTTGACGACCAAGCTGGCGAATCAGCAGATCGCCACATCGCAATTCAACGACGAGCAGGCACGCGCGCTGTGGGACCGCTACCAGACGACCGGCGTGCCTATAGAGGATCGCGTCAACAACGAGGCCATGCAGTATGACAGCCAGTCCAACATGGACAAGGCTGCCGGCGACGCTGCCAATGATGTCCAGGCTTCACTGGCGCAAGCGCGTGACGCACAGCAACGCAACCTGGCACGCATGGGCGTCAACCCTGCCGATGGCCGCGCGCTGGCCGTTGGCGAGGAATCGGCTACTACCGGCGCGCTGGCTCAGGCTTCAGCTATGAATCAGGCGCGCAACCAGCGTGAGCAGATGGGCATCATGCTGCGCAAGGACGCCGCATCGGCCGCGCGCGGCATGCCAGGCACAGCCGCACAGACGTTCGGTGTCGCCTCGGCGGCGGGCGGTCAGGCGGCTGGCGCAGTTGGCTCGGCCATCGGCGCAGCTAACGCTACCGCCGGCACCATGGGCCAGGGCTTCAGCGGCTCCATGAACGGCAACAATTCGGCGGCGTCTATCCTGAACCAGCAATACCAAATAAAAGCGCAAAACAGCGGGGGCCTGGGTGAAATTCTCGGCGCTGCAGGTTCTCTCGGTAGTGGCCTCGGCGCCATGGGCTTGACCTTATCCGACAAGAACATGAAGGAAGACCGCGCACCGGTGAGCGACGATGCCGCGCTGGAAGGAATCCGCAAAACGCCGGTGGAAAGCTGGCGCTACAAGAGTGATTCGCCGGCCGCCGACGGCGGGCAAAAGCATATCGGGCCGATGGCGCAGGACGTGCATAAGAACTTCGGCGACAAGGTGGCGCCGGGAGGCAAGATGGTCGACCTCATCAGCGAAGTGGGCATCGTGATGTCCGCTGTGCGTGCGCTCGACAAGAAAGTGGACCAGATCAAAAAACCGAACAAGGACACAAAAAAATGAGCCTGAAATCCCTTGCATCCCTGATCGCAGGTATCGGTGTTGGCATGTCCGGCTATGCCCAAGGGCGGGCGCAATTCCAACGCAACGAACGAGATAAGCGGCTCGCCGACCGCGATGATGCGGATTATGAGCGCCGCCAAGCCAAGATGGACAAGGCCGATAAGCTGGAAGCTGACTTGGCCGCATCGCAAGCCGATCAGGCCGTCGAAGATGTGCCAAGCTACGACATCAGCAGCATGAGCGGCGGCGATCCGACGCATCAACCGGCCGTAGGCTACAAGGCCAACGGCCAGGTATTCGCCGATCGCACCGGCGCCGAGCAGGCGCTGGTCGGGGTGAACTCGCAATCGGCCAAGGACAAGCGTGCCGCAGCAGTGCTGCGCAGCGCCGGCCAGCTCGATAAAGCACGCGAATACGAGAAGTTCGCGCAGACGGCGCTCGACGAAGGCACCGACCAGATCCTGGGCGCGATCCAGGCTGCGGCGCCATCCGTCGACGACATCAAGAAGGCCGGCGGCAAGCTGTCCGGAACTGTGGGCCAGCAGGCTGCCGACGTGTTCAACGCCAAGGGCGGGCGCTGGAACGTCAGCCCGAACACGATGATCGAGCACTTCATTACCAAGGACGCGGCCGGACGCGAAATCGTCGATTCGCGGGTGGTAGGCAAGGACGGGAAACCAGTCGTGGACAGCGTGCGCGGCGCCTCCCTGCTGCTGACCGACATGAAGACCCGCATGGCCGCCCAGCAGCAGGATACCCAGACCTACCAGACCGGCCAGCAGATCGCCGAGACCGGGCGCCACAATCGGGTGGCCGAAGCCGAAGCAGCGGCCAACAACCAGGCCACGCGCGCGCAGCAGGCGGCACAGCTGGGCATCAAGCAACAACGATTGACGCTGGAACGCCAGCAGTTCAAGAAGCAGACCCTGGCCGGTCAGATCGCCGAGATCGAAACCGCCACTGGCGTCAAACTCAGCACCGAGGAAAAGAAAGCGTTTGCCGGCATCGGCAAGGGCAAGACCAGCGGCAAGAGCGCCGACGAGCTGACTGGCAAGATTGTCGCCGACAGCATCAAGACGTTCCAGGAAAACAACCCGAGCGCCACGCCGCAGCAGATCGCCAGCTACCGCGCGCAGCTCGAAAGTTCGTTTGGTGCTGTCAAAGAAAACGCCCAGGTCGAAGCAGCTGTGCGCGAGGAATTCAGCGGCCTGAAGCCCGATTCGCCTCAGTACGCCGCGAAGTGGGCGCTGGCCAGGGAGATCGGGCTGGACGATGCAGCCCTGGGCGCGATGGGATACAAGCCGCCCACCAGCACCGTGACCAACCCATTCCAGCAAACTGTGCGCAGCGTTGGCGCTATTCCTTCAGCACCCAAGCAAAAAATATGGGTGGGAAACGATTATGTGGTGAACCCAGCCTATACCGAATGGAATGCGCGCTTTGGTGACGCGGCGCGCCGCCGCGATCAATCGAACGAAAAGCGCATCATTTCTGCCTACGAGCGGGCGCCGAAGTAATAAACCGGTTGCCAAAATTCAACACAGGAACTAGCATCGCTTGGGTACATTTCCAGCGATAAACTATATGCCGAATTTCTCCGACCTGGCCAAGCAAGGCATCCGATTCCGTACGCTGGAAACCGCGCAGCAGGAAGAGCCCGTGCAAGAACAGGGTAATTTTTCACGTGGCTTTGAAAAGGCCATGTTGCAGGTGCCGCAAACGCTTGGCGGAACGCTGGCGCTGGCCGGCGACGTGGCTGGGATAGAAGGCCTGAAGGAATACGGCCTCGGCGTCTACCAGAACAACAGCGACAAAATCCAGGTTATCACCAAGGATGCCGATTCGCTGTCGAATGTACTCGACGGGGATGCGTCGGCTGGCGACTGGCTGGCGAATAATTCCGGCTACGTGGCCGGCCAGGCGCTGCAGGCCGTGGCCACCGGCGGTCTGGGCGGCTTCATCGGCTCGCAACTGGCCAAGCGCGGCATTGCCGGCGTGGTTGCGCGTGGCGCCGAATCGCTGGCCGCGCGCCAGGTAGCGCAGAAGGTGGCGTCGCGTGGGGCCAAGGCCGGCGCAGCCACGGCGCTGTTCGGGTCGAACCTAAGCCAGGAAGCTGGATCGATCTACCCTGAAGCGCTGCACGTGGCCAAAGCCGAAGGGCGTGAACTCGACGGCCAGGACAAGGCGCGCGTGGTCGGCTCGGCCGTGGCCGCTGCCGGCGTCGATACCGCAATGGATGCACTGATGCTGGGTCGCGTGATGACCGGCGCGCGCCGCGGCGGCGAAGGTATCGTCAAAGCTGGTCTGCGTGAGATTCCATTGGCTGCCACGCGCGAAGGCGTAACCGAGGGCATCCAGACCGGCATCGAGCGCTATGGCGCCGGCCAGGAATTGAATACCGCTGACGCCATCCGCGATTACGTCGATTCCGTGGGGGTCGGCGTGCTGGGCGGCGGCATGGGCGGATCGGCTTCGATCATCCGCAGTCAGAAGGTTCCAGAATCAGGCCCGCTCACGCGCGCGGCGAACACCTCGATCGAACAGCAGGTGTTGCAGCTCGAGTACGACCCGCAACCGCTGATCTCGTTCCCTGACGGCTCCGTCGGGCACAAGCAGGATCTGCAAGCCTACCTGACGCAATTCCCTGAAGGCGAAGAGCGCACCCGCCGCGAGCGCGAGATCATGGGCCGCGACCCGGAAACCGGGAAGCGCATCCAGCCCGAGCCGGAACCCGAACAGAAGTTCGTCCCGAACGAGGAAGCTGAGGCACAAAACCTGGCCGCATGGGGGGCGCGCCACGAAGGCGTGCCACTAGCATACGCCCAGTCGTTGATCGCAGCGCCAGGCGCCAAGGGCATGAACTTGATGATCGTGCCGCACCCCAAGGGCACCGACTACACGGTCATCCCTTCGAAGTGGTTGACGCTCGACACACAGGCAAAATATGGCGCCCTGCAGAAGGGCGAAGAGGGCATGCTGCCGGGCCCGGACCGGGAAGCGCCGGGCGGCGCGATCCGCGTCGACAGCGAAGGAGGCGCCGCGCGCGAAACCTACGGCGATCAGGTGCGCACCGGCCAAGAGGCGCGTGACCAAGAGACTGCCGGCGAACTTCTGGCGCAGCGCGAGCGAGACATGGGCAAGTCGGTGCCGAACGGCGCGCGCATCGCGCCAGCAGCCGCCGGCCCGATCCCGACGCTGACCGATCAACTGGCACCGGCTGATGGCATTCCAGTCCTGAACGACGTCATCACGGCGCCGTCGGGCAGTCCATTCAAATCCGAGTTCGCAGCCAAGCGCCGTATGGCCGAGGGCGGCTACGCCGAAACACACGACCTGCTGCCCGTTGATGGCGGCTTCATCCTTCAACCGAAAGCCGAGGTGACGAATGCAAACGACGCAGTTCTGGCGCAGGACGATAGCGCTGCCCGAGGATCAAGCGATCAAATTGCTGATCTGGCTGGGCAGGGTCAAATCGTCGGAGATCGCGCTGATGCGCAACAGCCTGGAGAAGGCCGAGCCGATGTCGGAACGGTCGATGGAGTTAGTGACGCTGGTGCTGTTCGCGCAACTGGCAGCGCCGACGCCGACGCTGCACTGATCGAGCAGGCTGCGAACGAGGCAGCCACCAGCCCGACGAACGATCTTCCAGAACCGAGCCAGGCGCAGAAGGAAGCCGGCAACTACAAGGTAGGCCGCGTCAAGGTACACGGCCTGGATATCAGCATCGAGAACCCGGCCGGTAGCACGCGCAAGGGCGTGGCACCGGACGGCACTGCATGGGAGAACCAGCTTGCCCACCATTATGGCTACATCCGCCGCACGGAAGGTGCGGACGGCGACCATGTTGATGCGTTCATTGGCCCCAATCCTGACAGTGATCGCGTCTTCGTCGTCGATCAGATCGACCCGGCAACGGGACGATTTGATGAGCATAAAATCCTTCTCGGCTTCGACAGCCTGGAAGAAGCCAGCGCCGGCTATGCCGCGAATTACGAAGCGGGCTGGAAGGGCGGCAAGAACATCAGCGAAACAAGCTCAGAGGGATTCAAGGCGTGGCTAAAAAGCGGAGACACGAAGAAGCCATACGCACCGCAAGCTGAAAAGGAAAACGCCAATGTGCCCGAACGCCCGCAAGTTCCAGAAGAAACAGCGCCTGCGCCGCGAGCGCAAGGCGCGCGCCAAGCTGAAGAATCCCGCACCGCCGATGCCGACCGCGACGACGGCGCCGACATCCCCCTGGCCTTCTACAAGCGCGTGAAAGTTCAGCACGAAGTCTTCGTCGAGGAAACCGGAAAGACAGAAACCGTTGAGGTTCCGGCCGACCAGGCGCTGCGCTCGGTGCGCGAGGACAAGGAAAACCTGCAGGCGCTGCTCAAGTGCATGAAAGGTGGCGCATGATCCGCGTCAAGAGCCAGGCCGATCTAGACAAGCTGGCCAACCGCGCGCCTTCGGCGCAAGAAGTGCCAGAGGTGGCGCCGCCAGCCGCATCTGCGCCGACGCCACAGCCCGCCATTGATACCGAAGCCCGCGCCCTGCTGCGCGCACAAGCCGACATCGTGCGCGCGCAAGGCGAGCAGATGCGCCAGCTTACGGCAGCCATCACGCAGCAGGCGCGCCAGGCGCCACCAGCACCGGCGCCAGCACCCGCTCCGCCAGCACCACCCCCGGAGCCATCGCCAGCCGCCCCAGTACCGCAACTAGAGCCGTCGGCCACGCAGCGCCTGATCGCATCCCTGCCGATGCGTGCGCCACCCCTGGAAGCAGATCAAGATGCACATTCCTCACCAGAACCATTAAAAAGCATCAAGGTAGGCGGCGAAGTGCCAATGCAAGCCGAAATTACCCGTGACAGCAAGGGGCGCATGGACACCATGCACATCACGAAAGGCGATCGCAAACTGCGCGCCACTATTATTCGGGACCGAAAGGGCCGGATCGAACGCATCACGACCACCAGCGAGATTTCAGAACATGACCCTGCGCGTTAATCCAGAATTCGCGGCCGTATTGAGCGCCGCCACTACCAGCAATACCGCCTGGTCGAATGCATTTAAAAACGGGCTTGGCAATACGCGGCGCGTGATATGCAAGATCGCACCTGTAGGAACGGCGCAAGCCAACGCCTATGCCAATGGGACAAAGTTCCGTGACGCGGCTCTGACCGGCACGGTTGTCGTTGAGGGTGGCGTCGTTACGAAGTATGGCTTCACATCCGGTGTCACCACTGCGCTGGCTGCCGACCTGGCCGCTGGCGTGGCGGTGCTGCGCATCGAGGGCAACAGCAACTGGATCGAAGGTACGCTGGGCCTAGTCGGGTCGAACGCCGACTTCGTGGTGCCGTCGAATCCGACGACCACGAACAGCATCGCGGTAACGCCGAATCTGCGGATCAAGCCACCGCCATTTCTGCCTTCGGGTACTGGATATGCACCGCCAGCCTTGAGTTCGGAAGCGCCTTCGTATGTTGTTATCGAAGACTGGCGCGATCCATCCAATATTCGCGAAGCGGGCCGCATCCACTTCAACAACCGCCTGGAAAACTGGGTGTTCACGGATGCAGAAGTGGCGGCAGGCATGGGCGATGTCCGTGTGACGAATTCCACTGAAAAAGTGGTGTTCGGCGATATCGAGTTTGGCGCAATCCTCTTTTCGATGAATGCAAGCGCCAATTCTTCCTCCGGACGCTCCTTGCACCAGGTGCTGGTAGGCCAGAAGCCAACGGGGGGCGCTGATGGCAGCTGGCCGAACTACCCGCGAGAAAGCGGATACCGTACGGGTACGCGTACTTTCGACGCTGCTGTCAGCTATGGAATCTCGAATACTTACGCGCCACCGTTCAAAGCAAAATTGTACAGGGCCGACGGCGTGCTTCTCCATACGTGGGATATGCCGCGGGATAATCTCCCGATCAACTCGGATGACTTGTCGGATTTCCCGACCATCAGTAAGCCAATGCGCCTTCACATGAACTGCGCGCAAATGCTGTTCTGGCAATCGAACACGCCGAAGATGAGCGTCAAGTCGAAGAAATGGTTCCCAGGTTTCGACACGCGCAATCTGCGGCCTTCGATGCACAAGGAAAAGGCCGCCTATGCAGGCTCCTACGCGGCGTATTCGATCTTTTCGGTCAGCATCGGCGTTCATGCGCTCGAGCACTGGTTCGCCCACGGCAAGTATGCAAATGCGCTGAATGTTGATGCTGTTCGCGCAGACCCATCCTTCGACCCGTACCTGTTTGACATCAACCCCAATAACAGCACCGACAGCAAGGCATCAACGCCAGAATGGGCCTCGGTACATGGATTGCCGGCATCGCAATTCGGCTCGCTTTCGTATGGTGTTGCGCGGCTTATCGGTCTTTGCTATGAGCCAGGAAATTTTGGCGGGCACAACCATATCACCGGCCCGGGCGGAGTTCGTCCAGACCGTGGGTGTATGGCGGGACCGACGATGATCGCGCTCGGCGCTCCTGACTTTGTTCACCTGAGATCGAACGCATCGATCCAAGAGCTGCACGAACACTGGAAGCTGAACTATTTCAACCACTCCTGCCACTGGATCGATGGCGATATCCGTGACTTCAAGACCATCCCCGCCGACGAAGCAGTGCAGGGCAAGTGGAGTGTCGGGCGTGCATACTACGGTTCGAACCGCAGCTATACGGCGGGAGGCGTGGATTTTGCAGTACCCATGTTCGCCGTCGGTGCGAGCCCGACAAACCGCAATTCGCGGCCACACGGCGGCGCTTTTACCGATGCGAATTACCGCATGCCATGGGGCGGGTATGCAGTTGATTGGCTGCACGACTACACCTCGCCGGCAGACATCGCACTGCACTACAACAGCCCGGCGCATGCCTATTCGGCAAAGCATCGTTACATGCTCAGCACGATGTGCGCACTGACCGAAGTATCCCTTAACACATCAGCCAGCAAATACTTGGGATTCCGGCAGCACGCGTGGCGCCTCCTGCAGGCTGCGCGCATGTGGAAGCTTGCATCTGACCATCCGAACCTGGGAATTACACGAACCAGCATCGAAGCGCGCGTTTTGAAGGAGCTTGAAAACGTCTATCAGCAGGGGTATATCCCCATGTGGATAGAAAACCGGCAAGATACGGAAACCCAAGCACTTAAGAGGTTCGGCGTCCCAATCCACTTTTCCAGTACCAGCGGCAAGTGGGTTGCTGACTCCTTCGGCCTGACGTTTTATATGGCCGGCACCCTGGCCTTCATGCGTCAAACGGGGTTTTTTAAACGCTTGTGGAATATGGGGGAGGTCCCGCAAAAGGCGCTGCTGACCATCATCAGGATTCTTGATGCGGGGTCCATTCAGTGGTTTACTCAGACACGCGGGTCTTATATGTCCTCCGCCCTACCTGATGCGCAGCGCGTATTCGGTGGCGGCCCATATATCCCACTCGACCATACCACGGCGGTGAACCCGCGCCTGGCAGCTAATTGGGGCGAATGGCGGGATACCAAATATCCGCTGCAGGGGAATGAAGACTGGATTCACAACGCCGACGGAACCTTCAACGCCCCAGATTCGTCCGAACAATTGCGCGCGCAGTGGCCGTCGATCCGTTTGAATTATTTCCCTGATGTGGAATGCCAATATGCATGGACCGAAGTCCAGCAGGCCGCGAGCATCGTGGCTGATTTCCACAAGCAGTGGGATGACAAAGTGAAAAAGAATATCGCTGACGGCGTGCCTGTCGGAAGTTTGAAGAGCCGAGAGTGGGGCGTTCCTATCCCATACGCATTAATTTCACCACCGAACCCTGCTGATTGGGAGGCCCTGTAATGGCAGTCGCACGTACCGAACGGACTTATCCGCTCACCCTTAAATCAAATATTGCCTATGCCCTGAATACGGGGCTGGTGGCAGCTTATGATTTCGCAGGAAACCCGGCCAATTCCTACGCCGGGGGCGACGGTGCCCCGCACATCGGAACGCGTACGCTGACGAAAGATTCTGGCGCCACATTCCCAGTTGTGACGGCCGCGCCAGGAATTCTCGGGCGCGACACCAGCAATGGGAAAAGTGCGGCCTTGGCGTATCGCGGGATGTCGATCGGGCCTATGGGGTTTGGCAGTGCCGATGGCAAAGCCTCCTTCACTATTTACCACCGCTACAGGACGCCTTCTGTAGTTACATTGGCAGCTGCTGGCGTTCGCACCGTTGCGGCTTATGCCGACGCTGGCGGTGTAAAAGTAAATCTGAGCATGTTCGAGCACCCATCGGGCTATGTTTATTTTTACTGGCGCGCAGGCGGTGGCAGTGGCCCCTACGTGCCCAGCTCGACCGGCTATACAACGACTAGTTTCCGGGCCCCGATGAATACCATCGTCGACCTGCATCTGGTGCGTGATGGAGATACCCTTTCGGCCTACCTGAATGGCGTACTGATGTCGTCAATCACGTACCCGGAATTGGTGGTGTACAACACAGCGTGGACTGGCTCGACAAATGGTACGCAGCACGGCATCACATCGGCCACGCTGACCGATCTCATTCTGGTTGACCAGGCTATATGGTCACGCGCTCTTTCCGGACCCGAAGTCACGCAGCATTATAACGATCCATACGCCGGGTATGAAAATTCTGCGGCAGTTGTACCTGGCATTAAGATCACCAGCCCACCAGCTGGATCGACGGTCAACAGCGAGGGATTTCAATTCTCGGGTACGTATTCGGGAACCGTTCCGACAAGTATCCAGGCACGATTTAGTGGCGGATCATGGGTCACGGTTGTTTCGAATCCGTCTGGCGGTAGTTTCATGGCCAACATGCCGGCGGTGACAGCCGGCACAGGACTTCTTGAAGTTAGGTACAGCAATAATACCAGCATCACCGACAGCGTTTCCTTGACGGCAGCTCCGCCAGCAGCCACGGTGCGCATTGCCAGCCAAGGTGCGCCAGATGGCCAGAACATCACGATCGGTGTCGCTTTCACCAGGTCCAATTCCATTTCGGTTGATCTAGTGGCGGCTGGCAATGGCGCAATTTCGAAAAGCGAAACTGTTGATGTCGGATACAATGCTGTTGAAGCAACTATCAATGTTACTCTCACGCAGCTGGAGTCCGGCGACTATACGGTCGTGGTCAGCTCGACCAGCGCATCCGGCAAGGTATTGGTTTCCGGGCAGCCATTTACCATCCTCGGTGTATCGGGCGGAGGATCCGGTCCTGGCGATGCTCCGACAGTAACCCTGCCTGGTGCCCCTACCGGTGTCTCAGCAACTGCCGGGAATGGATTCGTCGATGTTTCTTTCACAGCCCCTACCAATACGGGTGGTGGTGAAATCTCCAACTATCGGGCAACGGCATCAAGCGGCCAATCGGCAACTGCAGAGGCCAGCCCGATCCGCTTGTCCATCCCTAACGGGGTAGCTGCAACAGTGACGGTCGCAGCAATCAACTCTGCCGGCACCGGTCCTGAATCGGCTGCATCCAACACCGTGACGCCAGCGCCAACGGCACCGACCGCGCCGCGCAACGTCACGGCCAATGCATCAAGCGGCGGTGCTGTGGTGAGTTTTGTAGCGCCAGTTTCTGATGGCGGATCCCCTGTTCTTGATTACCGCGTTACGGCGTCCACAGGCGATGTAGTAGTTGGCAGCAGCAGCCCAATTCTGGTCGACTCCCCGGATGGCGTGGTGGCGACATTCACTGTTCAAGCGCGCAACGCTATCGGCTTGTCGCCGGTATCGGCACCATCGGCACCCGTTACCCCTGGCAGTGTCCCTGGCGCCCCGTTCGAGGTAACTGCCGCGGCGCGCAATGGGTATGCACTGGTTTCCTTCACGCCTTCTGATTTCGATGGCGGATGGCCAGTCATGGCATTCCGCGTCACATCTTCCACTGGTCAGGTTGCCGATGGCAACGGTAGCCCTGTGCGAATCACCGTACCGCGCGATGCCGAAGTCACCTTTACGGTACAGGCACTTAATGAAATTGGCTACAGCGCAAGCTCCGCACCAAGTAATCCGGTGATCCCTCGGGCACCTGTGGCGCGGATCCGGCTTGTCGGGAGCGATGGCCAGCCGATCCCGAATATCGGCGGCCTGAATTGGGCATGGTTCGACCAAGCCACGCCGCACCTGTTCACGGCACCAGTTGAGAAGGGCACGAGCGAGGGCACCGACAGCACTGGCGATCTGCTGGTGCCACTGCCGGGGTCGAATCTGTGGGTGGGCGAAATTGGGTGGCTGGTGGTCACCAACAGCAACGGCTCCCCGCTGATGCAGCACAAGGCATTTTCCGGCCCGGTGGCGGTGCAATAATGGACGCGTTCTTTGCCCCCCAGCGCGCCGGCGATGCCGCCATCTTCTCGAGCTCGACTCCGGATGGCGGGGCAACACCTTCGCCGATCATCACAGCCGTTACCGTCACCCCGCAAGGGTCAATCATCGATGGCGCGGCTGCACTCCAGTTCTCGGCGCTCGTTACCGGCACCAATGGCCCGGCGCAGGCGGTCACCTGGAGCAGCACCATCGGCACTATCAATGCGGCCGGCCTGCTGGCGGCGCCGGTCGCACTGGACGGCGCACAGACCGGCATCGTCACCGCCACAAGCCTGCAAGACCCGACCAAGTACGGCAGTGCATCGTTCACGGTGCGCGCCAAGGATGGCGGCAGCCCTCAACCAATCACGCGCCTGGTCAGCCTGGTCATGGGCGAGGCCTATGGGCCGGCCGCCAACCTGACCGACCTGATGGTGTCGTTCCACGTCGCCATCGGGCCTCATGCCACCGGTACGGCAATCTATCAGTCGGCAAGCGGCACGACCGATGCCAGCGGGCGCCTGTCGTTCACCGTCGACGGCAACTTGATCGCGGCCGGCGGCGTCGGCCTACTGTCGGTGCTGGCGCCGGATGGTCGCCACTTCCTCGGCCGCGTGGCGGTGTTGTAAGTGGCAGCCGCCCCGTTCCTGACGCCATGGGCGGCGCCACTGGCCACGCCGAGCAGCGCCAGCCCGGATGCGCTATACCTGGCGCCAACCACCATCGGTGGTCTACCCTATCTTGCACCGGAACACGTACCGAGCCTGACGGCGGCGCCGGTCATGGCCAGCGGCGAGATCGCCTACTTCGCCCCGCCGCTGGTCGATGACCGATTCTTCTTAGCGCCGCGACTGGTGCCGGTCACCCTCATCTTGCCGAGCCCGGTCTATGGCGGCGGCAAGAAATCACCGCCTAAACCGGAGCGCGACGGGTATGATAGGCGTCATTCCTACGAGCAAGAAGATGCAGCCGCCGCGGCTGAATTCGACGACGAAGAAATCGTGCTCACCTTCCTGATGGAGCTTGCCCTGCATGTCTAAATTCGATTCCTGCCTGACCAGCCTGAACCTGCGCGATTCGGTGCCCGTCGACGCCCTGCGCAGCATCGCCGCCGATTATCAGGCCGGCGGTATGGCGCCGGCGGCGGCAATGCAGCGCGCCGTCGAAGACCAGATTCAGCTGGCTGAAATGGAAGAGGCGAGCATCATCGCCACGGTACGCCAGCAGTACGAGGCGGCAGGCGGCAGGCCGCGCCCGGCACCAGCGCCGCAAGCGCAGCCCGCACCAGCAGCCGTGGCGCAGCCGAAGCCGCTCGACCACGGCGAACTGAACATCCCGAACCGCACCAAAAATATCGACCGCGATCTGGACCGCTACAAAGCCGAGCAGGCGAAGGAAGCGAAGGCCGCGACCAAGACCGCCGCCCAGCAGAAGCGCGCCGACAAGGCCCGCGCGCGCGCCCTGTTCGATGAGGTGGGCGAGGCGATCATCGCCAAGAACGGCCCGCGTTTCGGTGAGAAGGAATTGCGCAACGAGCTCGAGCAGATGGTGAAGTGGGAAGCGCCAAAGTTCATCAAGCTGGCCGAGAAGTTCAAGCAAGAGCAGGCGACGCAACCAGCCGAACCGAAGGCGGCACCGTTAAAAGAAGCGCCAGCACCAATGCAGGAAGAGCAAGAAGGCTACACCCTGCCGGACGATATTTACAAGGACTGGGCCGGCAGCGCGCGCGAAGACTTCAAGCCGACGCCGCGCCAACAGATGGTCATGGATTCGGCGGCGCGCGCTAAGGATGCAGGGCTGTTTTACACCGACGAGGTGCAAGCGTTTGTTGAGAAAGATCTGAACATTAGCGCGGAACTGCGCGCACGAAAGGAACTCGGAACTGAGGGCGGCGACGTAGGTTATGACATCTACCACGCAGGCAAGGCAGTAGACGAGCAGCGCGGAAATGCCGAGGTGCGCCGAGTCGAAAAAGAAATGGTCTTGAAGGTGGGCGACAAGATCGGAACGCTGATATTCAACGACTTCAAGGTCAATACTGGCGTTACCGTTGAAGCCGTCAACGACACGACCATTTCGCTTTCCGGCAAGCGTGGCGCATATGGGGTGAAAATGGACGCCTCCGTCACCAACATAAAATATGCGGTGGAGCGCGCCTACGAAAAAGGGAAGCGTAAGGACAACTATCCCGACTTTATCGCTGCGCGTGCCGCGCCCGCTGCTGAAGCCAAACCAAAAGCACCAGCATTAGAAGCGCGAGACAAGAAGATCGCGCGCAAGGATATCGAAAGCACAGGTCAAGGCATGCTGGCGATGGCCAAGGAGTACAAGACAGCAGCGCATAAGCGCGTGAAGGAATTGCGACAGCAAATCAAGGATAACCCACTGGGCAATTCGCACCTACGCCTTGAACTCATCAAGGCAGAATCGCGCTGGAAGGAATACCAGCAGATGGAGCGCGACGCCAACCGCAAGATCGACGAGGATGCCGAGCGCCTGGGCCTTAACGTCACCGGCAAGGACGACCTGCGCGCCAGCATATCGGACCAGCGCACGATCGAGGTCGACGGCGTGCGCCGCCCGATCCGCAACAGCGCAGGCGAACTGGTGGCGCCGGACTTTGATGGGCAGGTAGCGTTCTGGCAGCAGTATGCAGATGGGCCGGTCGATGCGCGTGGACGCCCCATTGTCGAACCGGGCGAAGCCGATGTGCGCGCCGCCGGCGAGGCGGCTACCAGCCCAATGGACACGCAGATCGCCAACGCCATCCGCGACGGTATCAACACCGACGCTCTGCTGGCGATGATCGAATCGGGATCGGCCAGTAAGGACCACCGCGCGCTGGCGACGGCCCTGCGCCAGCAGCAGCTGAAGACCGGCCTGCTATTCGAGCGCGGCCAGGGTGCCTACGCCAGCGGCAGCGCCGAGACGGCGAATGCGTCCTATCGCCGATCGAGCGACACCGCCTACCTGCACCAGGTGGCCGGCGCCGAGCAGTCCATCCTTCATGAATTAGTCCATGCGGCAAGTCTGCGCGCGCTAGAGCGCGGCGGGCTGGCAGCGCGCGGCATACGAGAACTGCACGGCCACGTCAAGGGCATGGACAGCTTCAAGGGCATGTACGGCATCACCGATCCGGAAGAATTCGTCGCCGAGGCCATGACGAACCAGCGCTTCCGCCAGCAGTTGGCCGACACGCCGGCACCGGGCGCCCCGAAGCGCTCGCTGTGGCAGAAGCTGGTCGGGCTGGTGCGCATGGCGCTGGGCCTGGCACCATCAAGCGACAACGTGCTGGCGCGCGTCATGGAACTGGCGCCGGACTTGATGGCCGAGAACCAAGCCCGCGGACCATTGCCGGGTCAAGCCGAGCAGGGCGCAGACGCTCGCGGCAATGCAGTCTGGAATACCAAAGCGTTCCGTGAATGGTTCGGCTCGAGCAAGGTGACGAACGAGCAGGGGCAGCCCGTGGTCCTGTACCACGGCAGCGGAAGCGGAGAAATCAGCGAATTCAAGGTGGACGGGCCCGGCCAGTTCTACGGTCCAGGCGCCTACTTCACGCAGAGCCAGAAAATGGCGAATCACTACGCCGAACAGGCCGGCAATCGCCGCGGCGGCTCCGATCCCGTCATCTATCCGGTCTACCTGAGTATCAAAAATCCGCTGGACATCAACGACCTGATGGACCGCGCCCGCTGGGAAACCCAGATCAAGGATGGCGGATTGAGCGGCGCAATCGCCTGGGCGAAGCTGGCCTATTCGAAGAGCCGCGCCGACGGCATCATCATCCGCGACGCCGATGGCAGCATCACCGAGGCCGTGGCCTTTCGCCCGGAGCAGGTCAAGAGCGCTACTGGCAATAACGGAAACTTCGACCGCAACAACGCCGACATCCGGGCATCGATGCCGGACCGGCTTGAAGGATCGCTGCGCAATGGCATCCAGGAAGCCACGCTGGCCGACATCCCGAAGAAGATCGGCAACCGCCTGAAGGATTTCAGGAACATCGGACTGCAGTTCCTGGGCCGGCGTCAGCTGGTCGACCTGTACGCAAGCGACTTCGCACCCGCCGGTAAGCAATCCCTGCTCACGCGCTACAGCGACCTGGTGCAGCAGATGGACGCCGACAAGAACGAATCGGGCGCCGAGGCCGACGACATCGCCGACCGCTGGGGCAAGTTCAAGGACGGCGACAAGCTGGCTGAACTTATGCACGATTCGACCTTGGCCCAGATCGACCCGGGCAAGGACCATGTGGCCGGCGACAACAAGGCCGAGTGGTCGGCGCTGCGCCGCCGCTTCGATGCGCTGGATCCGGAAGGGCAATCGCTGTACAAGGAGGCGCGCGACGCCTACATGAAGCACTGGAACCAGGTGCGCACCGAAATCCGCGACCGCATCGCGCGCGCCATGCCGGAATCGCCGCGCCGAGCCGCGCTGCTCGAGAAGATGGACGCGACGTTCTACGAGAAGGTCAAGGGCGTCTATTTCCCGCTGGCGCGCTTCGGCAACTACGTGGTGACCGTGAACAACGCCGCCGGCGAGCGCCAGTCGGTAAACTTCGCCGAGACCATGAACGAGGCCGAGGCGCTGCGCAAGGAACTCGTTAAACAATTCCCGGCTGCCGACGGCCATGTGGTCAGCAAGATCACGAAGAAGAAGGAATTCAACGCCGGCCGCGATGCGGTCTCGCGCGGCTTCATGCAGGAACTGTTCGGGGTGCTCGACCAATACGAGGGCAGCGCCGAGCTGCAGGACGACATCAACCAGCTGTACCTGGCCAGCATGCCGGACCTGTCGTGGACCAAGCACGGCATCCACCGCAAGGGCACGCCTGGCTTCAGCCAGGATGCACGGCGCGCATTCGCGCAGAACATGTTCCACGGCGCGCGCTACCTGGCGAAGCTGCGCTACGGCGACCGCCTGGCCGACTTCCTCGACGAAATGCAGGACCACGTGGACACGAAGGCGACCGACGCCGGCTACGATTCGGTGCGCGCCCAGCAGGTGGTCGACGAAATGAACAAGCGCCACGACGCCTACATGAACCCGCAAGGCAACGAGCTGTCGAACACGTTGACCTCGGTGGGCTTCCTGTTCTATCTCGGCCTGTCGCCAGCGTCGGCCGCCGTCAACCTGTCGCAGACGCCGCTGGTAACGCTGCCGATGCTGTCGGCGAAGTACGGCTTCGGCAAGGCCTCGGCAGCGCTGCTCGAAGCGAGCCGGCAGGCGGCCGGCAACGGCAACGACATCAGCAAGGTGCTGACCGGCGACGAACTGGCCGCCTACAAGGAAGCGGTGGCGGCTGGCGTGATCGACGTATCGATGGCGCACGACCTGGCCGGCATTGCCGCCGGCAACGATACCAAGGCGCAAGGCAAGCTGCGCCCGGTGATGAAGTGGGCATCGTTCCTGTTCCACCACGGCGAGAAGTTCAACCGGCAGGCTTCCCTGCTTGCGGCCTACCGACTGGCACGTGGCGCCGGCATGGACCACGCCGCCGGCTACAAGTCGGCGGTCGAAGAGGTCTATGCATCGCACTTCGACTATGCCGCATCGAATCGCCCTCGCTTCATGCAGGGCAACGTGGCGCGTGTCGTGTTCCTGTTCAAGCAGTACGCCCAGAACATGATCTATACCCTGTCGCGCAATGCCGTAAAGGCGGCCAAGGGCGACAAGGTGGCGCTGCGCACGATCTCGGGCCTGCTGTTGTCGCATGCGATGGCGGCCGGCGTGCTAGGCCTGCCGCTGGTCAGCACCCTGCTGGCTGCCGCCTCGCTGATCGGTGGCGACGACGATGAGCCATGGGACGCCAAGATCGCGCTGCGCAACCTGATCGCGGACCTGATCGGCCAGAAGCCGGCCGAGGTGATGATGCGCGGCTTCTCGCGCCTCACGCCGTTCGATATCTCGGGCCGCGTCGGGCTGGATAAGCTGATCCTGCCGGACATCCAGGAAGGGCTGGAAGGCGCGCGCGCGGCGGAAAGCTGGATGACGGCGGCGCTGGGCCCGGTGGCCGGCATCGGCGTATCGGCGACAAAAGGCCTGGGCAAGATCGCCGAAGGCCAGTATCTGCGTGGCCTGGAAGACATGCTGCCGGTCTCGCTTCGCAACCCGGTCAAGGCCTTGCGCTTCGCGCGCGACGGCGTCCAGGACAAGAGCGGCATCCCGATCCTCGACGACACCACCGCGATGGAAGAAATCGGCCAGATGATCGGCTTCAGCCCGTCGCGCTCGCGCGAGGCGATGGAGGGCAAGGGCGCGGTCTACCAGGCCGAGCGGCGCCTGAACGACCGTCGCCAGGCGCTGATCGAGCAGTGGGGCAATGCGCGCCGCGCCGGCGACGCCGAGGGCGAAAAGGAAATCCGCGAGCACATTGAGAAATTCAACGAGAAGAATGAATCGCGCCGCATCAAGCCGGCCCAGCTGATGCAGAGCCTGCGCCGGCGCCAGCAACGCATCAACGAGGCCGAGGGCGGCATCTACCTGCCCAAGAAGCACCAGGATGTGCGCGACCTCGGGCGGTTCGCCGAGCAGGACGAGTAAAAGAGAAAGCCCCGCGCATCGCTTGATGCCGGGGCTTTCAATGCCTGTACATTTTCAGGCTGCTAGCCTGATGCTTGCGCAGAGCAGGAACTTATTGTGGTGGCCGGTGCTGATCTCCGGCATATTGCTGTCCTTGATATTTCACGGCGCTTAACACGATTTTCCCGCGCATTCGCAGCTTATCGAGATTCCACTACGTGCTCTAGCGTCAAGACGGTGCAGTACTGCGATACCTAGCAATTACCCACGTAGCGCATCAGCCTGCGCAGCGCCCGCTTTTCCCGAAGTTACGCGGCTCGCATTCACCACACCGGAGCGTACTCTTTCGAGTTTCGTCGTTGCCGCCCGTAGGACGCTGTGCACAGCGCTGCCCTCGTGACTGCCGAACCGTCAAACGCTCCGGTGTGGTGGCTCTTTTCGGGAGCCATGCGGCGCAAGATCGTCAGCCGATAATCTCGCACACCATGCAGGGGTTAATCAGCCCGGCGACCGCAAGCATGCAATCCTGAACCGGGAACCTCTCCAGAAATTATGCCATATAGCGCGCAAAGCGCAACAACTTTCACAGGTAGGCACTCGTTTTAGATCCCCCGAAATACTGATGGTTAGTCAGCCGAGTGCCTACCTGTGGCCGCGACGTAGGTGGCGCGGCTTCCCTGCTAGTTCCACATGCTGAAAATGTACCATTTCGGCTCTTGCCATTCGATGCCATGCTTGTCGCAGAAAGCGCGTAGGGCGTCGATTTCATCCTGGCCGATCAGATACTGAGATGCCTGTGTCGGATTGCCGCGAGTCGCCGTGCGTTGGGTGCCGCGGACTGCCAGGAAATACATCGGATAGTCGCCAGAGCAATGCTGGATCAGATCGACCGGGATCTTCGCCAAGGCATCGCGTTTGTCCTTCCAGTAGTCCGGCGAGAGGCCCGGCTGCCATTCCGGTATGCCCGCGTCGTAATCGCGCAGCAGAAAATCGTCCGACTCGAAACCGCCGTCATCTTCGCCGTCATCTTCGCCGTCATCTTCGCCGTCATCTTCGCCGTCATCTTCGCCGTCATCTTCGCCGTCATCTTCGGCGTTCGCTTCAAAGCTGTCCGGCAATTCTTCGCCAAGGTCGAAGCCAAAAGCCATAATTGCATTGGTGGATTGCCCCATCATTTTCTCCGTTTATTTTTTGTGCCGCGCTAATCGGTGCGCGGCTTCCCGTTATTACGGCGCGACCTTGAAGTCATCGCCGTTGAATTCGTGAACCCACCGTGACGCCGTTTCGATCCGGGCCGAGCGAACATCATTGGCCGGCGCGCGCTCTTCGGTCAGCGGCTGGACCAACAGCCACGGGCCGGCCGCATCGTCGAACAAAACCCGCTCCTGCCGCCTGACTACCTCCCAGCGCTCGCCGTGCTGCTTGATGATCTGCTTGGCCCGCTTGTTCAGTGGGATCAGGGTGATGATCCGCATTTCATCCTCGCCGATTCCGCCAACGCGCCACCATGGCGCTGGCATCGACCCAGTCCAGGCGGTCGATTGCTTCGGCAATGGTCAGGTGCAGGAAGCGCAGAAGGTCGGGATCGTTGGCCGCCAGCGCCACGTAGACGCGCTCACCGGTTGACAGCTTGTTGAAGGCGGCCAGCGCGCGCGAACCATGCTTTGCGTCGCCAGGCGATGCGTGCTGGGCGGCGATGAACTGCGCGGCCACGGCGTCGAGGCGGTCGAGTTGGTCGGGCGGCATGCCGGGTTCGTGTTCGACCAGCATGGCCGTGAAGGGCGGCAGCGCGGGCGGCGCTGCGAAGTGCGAGATCGGTTTGATGTCCATGTCCATTCAGGTTCCTGTTTCGTTAAAGGGTGCGCGGCGCGGTGCCGCGCGGGCTATCGCATCCGGTCGGCGGCGCGGTTGTTTGCGTTGCGGGTTTGCCATGCCGCGATGGTTGCTTCGGCTTGCGTCTTCTTCCAAGACAGCACCTCGTAGGCACGGATGGCTTCGTATTGCGCATCCAGCACCACGCGGTAATCGGCATGGTCGCGCGCCCAAGCTTCGCGCGCGGCGTCGGTCTTTTCAGGCGCTTGGCGCTTCAGACGGGCGAGCTCGCTTTTGCGCCAGTGTTCAAGGTAGGTCATCTGGGCGCGCGCGACGCCAGCTGCTTCGGCCTGCGACCCAAGAAAGCGCAGTGCTTCCTCGGCGGCCGAGTCGCCCATTGGGTCAACTCGGCGCTCGCCCGCGCGCCGCTCCGCATCGTGTTCGGTGTCGTGCGCGGTCATCGCTTACTCCAGTTCCTGCAGGTTGGCAACGTTGATCGCCAGCACACGCTCGGCTGCTTCGGCAAACGTCATGCCGTAGTAGTTGGCGATGATTTCCACAATCTCGGCATCGGTCGGGCCTTCCAGCAGCGCGGCGGGCACGGCGCTGGCCGGCGGCTCGTCCCAGTCGATGCCCGGCCATGGCGCAGATTCTGGCGCTGGCGCTTCCGCCTCGTCCTGCACCGGCACCTGCACCGGCGCGGCCTGCACTTCTGGCTCTGGTTCGGCCACGACTTCCTGCGCTGGCACTGGCAGGGCCGCCAGCATGCCTTCCAGCAGCGGCAGGGCCGCATCGCGCGCCATCTTGGCCATGGCCGCCATCGCGCCGAACTCGCCCGGGTCGAATGCGCGCGACTTCGCCACTGCCGCTTCGAGCGCGGCGCGGTCGCCAGCCTGGCCGGCGGTGGTCAGCGCATCGGCCAGGCCTTGCATGTCCATGATCGCCTGCATCTGCGCTTGCTGGCGCTGGATCGCCGCCATCTGTTCGGCATGCTCACGTGCCTGGCGGGCGGCTTCGGCCTGGCGCTCGCGTTCCTGCTGCTCGCGGATGGCGCGCTGCTGTGCTTCGACGCGCTCGCGCTCGGCGGCTTCCTGGCGCAGGCGTTCGACTTCGAGGCGCTGTTCTTCGGCCAAGCGCAGGCGCTCCGCTTCGGCAGCTTCGCGCGCCGTGGCCGCTTCGTGCAGGCGCACCAGCGCACCGGCCGTTTCGTCGAGCAGCGCCTTTGCGGCTTCCAGCTTGTCGCCGAATTCGGCTTCGGTCATTTCCTTGTTCGCCAGCTCGCCCAGCTTCGCGGCCAATTGCGCCGAATCGGCGCCGGCCAGCACGACAGGCAACTCGCGGATGGACTGCATGGCAGCTGCGATTTCAGCAGTGCGGATCGCCGCCAGGCGCTCGCGCTCGGCCTTCTCTGCGGCCACCTTCTCGTCGTAGGCATCGCGCAGGCCGAACAGGCGTTCTTCCTCGACAGCAGTGATCGCGGCCAGGCGTTCGACTTCAGCGACCACGGCGCGCTGGAAAGCGGTGGCATCCTCGCGCGCCGCCTTGCCGTGATTCGCCACGGCGACGCGGGCATTTTTCAGCGCCATGGCGGCGGCGTGCACTTCCTTGCGGCCGTTCGCGTCGACCACGCTCTTGATCTCGGCCGAGCGCGTGACGAGTTCGCGCAGCTGCTGTTCGGCCACGCTGGAATTGAGTGCCACGGCGGCGCGCTCGGCCGGCGGCAGGGCGATCAATGCCTGCGGGTCGGCAGGGGCGAGGGCGAACGGGGTGGCTTCTTGGGTCATGCATTTCTCCTTGTGGTTGTTATGCGAATTGTGCGCGCCAGTCGGGCGCGGGTAATGCAACGGCTGACGCGCCGACGCGGCGCAGCAAGGTTTCATATTCATCTACCATCCGGGCAAAGCGCGCCAGGTCGATCGCCATGGCGTCGATGAAGGCATCGTCGCGCGGAATGCGCTTGACGAACAGATCCTTGCCGACGACGGCCAGATCCGGCACGTACATGATGAAGTCGCACCAGGCGCGGCCCGTAAGCCACATACCGCACTGCATTTGATGAATGTATTCAGACACGTCGCCAGTCCGCCACATGGCGACAATCTTGCTGCTATCGACTGGGGCCTTGATCTCGATCAGGCCATCGTTATTGACGAGCCCATCCGAGCTGTAACCGAATCGGCCCTCATCGTCGATGCAAATGCCGGCCTCGGTAACGAAAGCTTTTGTGCGCGCCTCATAGATCATGCGGGCTGCAAACTCCATTTCGTGCCCACGCTCCAGCACCCACGTTTTAACCGGCTCGCCTTGTGGCTTCCCACTGATGCGTTCGATCGCCAGATCGGCGGCGTAGCGTTCAGCGGCGGCCGTCGGGTCGCCAACGTTGCGACTGCCTGACTTGCGCGAGCACAGGCTGATGGCGTCGGCCACGCAAGATGCGGTTATCAGGCCGGCGCGGGCTTGGCTCCACTCTGGCGTGCCCTGCTGACATTCGATAAACCTCATAGCTTCCCCCGTTTCAGGCGCATATACGCAGCGCCGTAGGTTATTCCCAACCGAGCCGCCACATCGACAAGTGCCGTGATCTGTCCATCCCACTCGATTTCGATATGGTTTGCGCGATTTCGCGCTTGCTCTATGACCGTCGCCCAACGGCAGTTCGTCGGCTCGTAATTACCGCTTTGGTCTGGATAGCGATCAAGACTGGTTCCAGGAGGTCTATCCCCCATGTCCGAATAAAACGCTTCAAACGAGTCGCGCCACTCGGCGCACATTGCAATACCTTTCGCGCCGTACCGAGGGTAGTCTTTGCTATCAGGGTTATGGCACCTGGCCTTAGCTGCCTGCCATGATAAGTAAGTTGGGGTGTACCTCTTCCCGTGGGTTATCGGCTTCTCCTTCTGCACCTTTTCCCCATGGCAGCCGCACGATGCAATACGTTTTGCCCGAAGGTTGTTTGTCGACTTGACTGTGGAACCGCCACAATCGCAGCGGCATAGCCAGAGCTTGTGCCCGTCGTTGGATCGCCCGGCATCCTCAACAGCAACAAGCATGCCGAATCGCTGGCCGGCAGATACCGGGTTTGATGAAAACCCAGCCATATCAGGTCGCCCCCGCCAGTTCGGCGCGGCGGGCGGCCACGGCCTGCTTGAATTCAGCATAAGCGTGCCGGTCCTTTGCCGCCTCGATCTCGGCGATGCCAGCGTTCCAGACGTTGACCGCCTCTTCGTCGGTCTGCGCATCCTTGACCTTGGTGATCCACTTGTCGGCCAGCGCGGTGTCGAGTTCGGCGGCCGCGCCGTCGTCGTCTTGCTCGTGCGTCGCCAGTCCCGTCGCCGCCAGCAACGTGTAACGCTGCAGGTAGGTCATCGCCGAAGCCATCTGCTGGATCTGGTTCTTCTTGCCCGAGTCATCCTTCTGCGCCGACAGGGTGGTGCTTTCGCTGTGCCCCATGCGGTGCGTGATGATGCAGGTGACGATGACGACCCCGCCTTCCTGCCGCGTGTCCCAGCGGTGGGAAAAGCCGTGCTTCGCCAATCCGTCGACGATCGCACTGGTGACGGCGCCGAGGGTGGCGTGCTTGTAGCCGACAAAGTTGTCGTTCTTGTCCTTGTAGCCGACCTGCTTGTCCTTGATGATCTCGGGCGGGTTGAGCTTGAAGGCGGCCATGTCGGCGACGTAGGCTTTTCGCGCCTCGTTCGCCTCGTACTTCACTTGCAGATCCATCAGCTTCTCCAAGCGCTCCAGGTCAGCGCCCTTGTCAATGGCGATCTGAAGCAGGTGGCCGGGCGTGATGGCTGGCTGGGCAGCGACGGCGCGCTGTGGTTCGATAACGAGTGCGGATTGCTCTTGCATGATGTCTTCCAGTAGGTGCCGCCCGAGGGCGGCGGGTTAATCAAGCTTCTTCTTTTTCGCGCTCGGCGATGCGAGCCAGAATGGTTTCTTCGATCTTGTCGGTCTGCGCATCGGTGATGTACGGGTTCAGGTTGAAGCCACAGGCCAGCTTCAGTTCCGCATCCTCGTCGCCTAGCGTAGTTTCGCCAGCGCAGCGAACGACAACGTTGTGCAGCGAGGGCAGGTCTTCGCCGTCGGCGCTGCCGGCGTCGTAGTCGAACGTCACCAGCACCGGCACATCGTTGCCGAGCACACGATCGAGGCCACCCGTCAGGCCAATGACCAGCTCGTCGATCTCGTATTTCTCCACCTGGTTGCGCAGCATGTTGTTCTCCCGTTGTTGTGATGCGATATGGAGCATCTTAGCAAGCAAAAAAAAGGAAAGCAAGACTTTTCAAACGATAACGATTCAAACTATAATGAAAGCGTTAGCCCTCAACCACATAGGAAATGTTATGGAATCGCTACACAAAACTGTGAAGGAGCTTCAGAGGTTGAAGTTCTCGCAACTGGAGATCAGCGCGCAGGCCGGCGTATCGCAAATGACGATCAGCCGCTGGGCCAATGCCGAGCCGCGCCGGGTCGATACGCTGGCACTGAAAAAGCTGACGAAGTTTCTGGAGAAGGTGCGCCACGACAAGGAGGGCGGCTGATGCCCTACAAGCCGAACAAGACGCACAGCAAGCGCCAGCGCGAGCGCATCCTGGCGCTGATCGAGACGACGCCGATGACGTGCCTGGAGATTTCGGCCGCGCTGCCGCTGTCGTTGGGGCAGGTCAAGCGCCACATCGACCTGCTGCACGCCGAGAAGCCAAAGCGCCTGTATATCGACCATTTCAAGCCGCAGCCGCAGGGCGGCACGCGCACGCCTCGCTACCTGGCCGGCAACAAGCCCGACGCCGTGTTCGTATCGACGCGCGAGATGCGCCGCAAGAACGCGACGCGCAAGGACATCAACGACCAGAACGACGCGCGCGTGCTGGCGCTGCTGGAAATCAGGCCGATGACTTCACGCGACCTTGTGCGCCAGATGAAACGCAGCGAATCTCTGGTGCGCCGCGCACTGGTGCGATTGCGCGAAGCTGGGCGCATCTACGTCAGCAGCTGGGCATCGGGCCGCACGCAGGCTATCGCGCGCTACTCGCTGGGCAACCTGCCCGATGTCGAGCGCACGCCCTACCTGGTCGAGAAGAAGGCCGTCGAGAAGAAGGTAATGAAAACCGGATGGGCCGCGGCCCTGGGACTGTGACATGGATGAAAAAAAGAAATGCAGGAAAGAAGACTGCCAAAAAACCGACCTCTATGCGCGAGGCATGTGCTTTCACCACTACGGCCTGTTCATGAAAAAGGCGCGCCGCGCCGGGCTCAACATTGCGCGCCCATACATCAAGGACCAGCTGCTGGGCGTATTGCCGTGCACGATGGTGCAGGCGATCGCCAAGCTGGAAGTGCATCCGGCCTCGGCGCACAAGGCATTCAAGAAACTGCACAGCGCCGGAAAAATCCACATCAGCGGCCACGAGTTCACCGGCGCGCGCTGGGCACCTGTCTACGCGCTCGGGGCGGGCGAGGATGTGCCGCTCGACCGCGACGAGGTGTATGCCCTGTTCCTGGCGCGCCGGCGCGAGCGCCACGCCAAAAGGAACGGGCTGCGCCCTAAGTTCGACGCCTTCCTGACGCCGCTGAACACGAATACCCGCTACGCCGTACCGGCGCGCGATGCTTTTGCCGAATAACAGAGGAACCCCATGACAACGCAATGCACAGAAGGAAGGAATGATGAATGAGCTGGCTCTTTTCGCAGGCGCTGGTGGAGGAATACTCGGCGGGCACCTCCTTGGATGGCGAACCGTCTGCGCAGTTGAACGTGATGCCTACGCCGCAGCCGTTTTGGCGCAAAGACAAAATGATCGAATCCTTGAGCCTTTCCCAATTTGGTCAGACGTTACGACCTTTGACGGAAAGCCATGGCGTGGAATTGTTGATGTCGTTTCTGGCGGCTTTCCCTGCCAGGACATCAGCGCAGCAGGACGCGGCGCCGGGCTCGACGGCGAGCGCAGCGGATTGTGGTCGCATATGGCAAGGATCATTGGCGAAGTACAGCCCCGATTCGCGTTCGTGGAAAACAGCCCAGTTCTCACTTCTCGCGGACTCGGAGTTGTTCTCGGAGACTTGGCCGCGCTGGGGTTCGATGCGGAATGGGGAGTTGTTTCTGCGAACAATACCGGCGCTCCCCACTTGCGCGAGCGAATCTGGATTGCTGCCCACGCCCAACGTTCCGAACGGCGGCAGGAGCGTGAAGCACATCACGGACTGGCGCGGCAAGAGCGCATACCACAACGGCAAGAAGGTGCAAGTCGGCTTGGAGAGTGTTCTTGGTGGCGCACCTCATCCGACATTCCTAGAGTGGCAGATGGGGTGGCCTATCGGGTGGACCGCCATCGAGCCGCTGGCAATGGACAAGTTCCGCGAGTGGCGGCAGCAGCATGGCAGCTTCTAGCGTGAAGCGCAGCCCAATGAAGCCCGGCAAGGGCTTCGCACCCCGCACGCAGCCGATAGCGCGCGGCTCCAGCACGCTCAAGCAGGGAGCGCCGCTGAAGACGACGAAGCCCATGTCGCGCGCCAGCAAGCCGATGCGCACCAAGAGCCGCACCAACGCCGACCCGCGCCCGAAGACCGGCGAGGCCGAACTGTGCCGCGGGCAGCCATGCTACCTGCGCATCCCGGGCGTCTGCCGCAACCAGGTCGATACGGTGGTGCCGGCGCACAGCAACCAGTCCCGGCACGGGAAAGGCCGCGGCATCAAGGCACACGACGAATTCACGGTGCCGGCCTGCTTCCACTGCCATGCCGAGCTCGACCAGGGCGCACAGTTCACGCGAGAAGAGAAGTTCGCCTTGTGGGATGCCGCTTATGAACGCTGGCGGCAGGTGCGCGATACCCTTCGATGACCCTTGCAAGCCCCTTACATGGGGCTTTTTTAACGACTCGCAAAAAGTAGTTGCTTTTCTTCGGTCATCGGTCAATAATTCTTTTGTGCTTGGCAGCACGCAAACAGTAAGAAACGCGATCAGCCTGAACACCTGCTGGGTCAACTGTCCCAGTCTGCCAACGTGCCTCCCCGGCACGAGGTGTTCAGACTCATCGCGTTTTTCATTTTCTGCATGCTCCCAATCTCCGTACTCCACACGACAGAAAGCGTCCAACTCGACGGCGTGGAAGAACAGAGTAGCGGTGCGCGCGAGCGCGAGGTGCAATTCCTAAAATCCGCCGGCTGGCGTGAATCCTGTGGCCGAGGGCGTAACAGCATCGACTGTTAGCTGACAGGGGTCCGATTTATCGGGGTGACGCTCATCCTCTCTGCCCTAGTAACTCAGGGGTTAGGGGGCGATTGGGTGAAAACATCAAAATCCAAGGAGGGTGATAGATGAACCAGATGATCTTAGGCAATGCAGGCCCGACGATGACGAGCCGGGAAATCGCGGAGCTGGTCGAATCGCGGCACGACAAAGTGAAGCAAAGTATCGAGCGGCTGGTGAAAAGCGGGCTGATCGGTGATCCCCCACTGGGGGAATACCTCGACGCCCTCGGGCGCCCGGCCGGTGAATACCATTTGTGCAAACGCGACTCCTACGTAGTGGTTGCGCAGTTGTCTCCAGAATTTACAGCACGGCTGGTCGACCGCTGGCAAGAGCTCGAATCTGGCGTCGCCTATAACCGCCAGCTATCGACAATCGAGATCTTGGAAATCGCCATGACATCCGAGCGCGAGCGAATCCGTCTTGCCGCTGAACTGGAAGCGGCGAAGCCAGCCCTGGACTTCGTGGACCGCTATGTGGATAGCACCGGGTCGAAGGGATTCCGGCAGGTCTGCAAACTGCTGCGCGTCAAAGAACCCGACTTCCGCAAATTCTTGGAAGAGCGCAAAGTGATGTACAAGCTGGGCGGCGAATGGGCGCCCTATGCCGAGCATATCGACGCCGGCCGGTTCGATGTGCGCGCCGGCACGGCTGAAATCAGCGGCCATGCCTACAACTCGGCCCGCTTCACTCCGAAAGGCATTGCCTGGGTAGCGGGTGAATGGGCCAAATACCAAATCAAGGAGCAATTATGATCGCAGTGAGGGAGCAAGCCATGATCGAAGTTTTCGTCGATGCCGATGGGCAGATCATCATCAAGCAAATCAACCACCAGATGGATGACAGCTACATTTCGTTCTGGCCCGAGCACGCACAGGCTGTCATTGGCGCCATCAAGCAGGCCGAAGGCGAAATTACGGCGCGTGCACTGGGCGACGAGGTGCCAAAGTGATCGCGCTGCCGGACTGGATGCCGCTGGAAGCGTGGGAAGGCTTCGTCGAAATGCGCACCAAGATCAAGAAACCTCTGAAAACCGACCGCGCAGTCAAGCTGGCGATCGGGACGCTTGAAAAGCTGCGCGCCGAAGGGCAAGATGTAGCGGCAGTGCTCGACCAGTCCACCATGAATTCGTGGCTGGGCCTGTTCCCGATCACGGAGCGGCGCGCTGACCCGGCAAAGGTCAACCGCGTCACCTTCCCGGCCCTGGGTAAGCACGGCCAGGCAACCGCCAACAACCTGCAGGACTGGCTGGAGGACTACGAAAGTGGACGATAACATCGACGAGCGCCGCCGCTTTGCCGCGCTGCTGACCGCACTTTCCGACTACTACAAATCCGAGATCAGCAAGGCCGTGGCCGGCATCTACTGGCAAGGGCTGAAGCAATACGACTACGAGGCCATCGAAAAAGCGTGCTGGGCACATACACAGTTGCCAGACGAGGCCGGGCGCTGGATGCCGCGCAATTCCGACATCATCAAGATGATCGAGGGAAGCACGGTCGACCAGGCCGCCGTGGCGTGGTCCAAGGTGGAAGGCGCAGTGCGCACCCGCGGCGTCTATGACGACCTGATTTTCGATGACGCCCTGATCCATCGCGTGATCGCCGATATGGGCGGATGGGTCAAACTGGCAAGCATCCCGGACGAGAAAGACCTGCATTTCGCCGGCAAGGAATTTCAGACTCGCTACCGCGCCTTCCGTATTCGTGGCGAGCTGCCCGACTATCCGGCACGGCTGACTGGCGCCGGTAACGCGCACAACTCCGCGCACAACTTGCCGCTTCTGCCTGCCATCCTGGTCGGAAACCAGGAAAAGGCCAAGCAGGTATTTAAGCGCGGCAATGTCGCCGGCATGCTCGGTATGCAGCAGGCGGGCGAAATGGTGCGGCTGGCAAGCAACACGAAAGCGCCGTCTGGCTGAATTTTTTTGCCCAATGGTCGCATTAAAAGACTACAATAACGACTCGCATATGAAAACGAAAGGACCATGATGAGCGCAAGAGTTTCGGCGCAGATGCTGGAAGCGATCGCCCTGATTAAGGGTGGCGCCACACGCACCACGGCCGCAAAGATGACAGGGTTGCGCGTAACGTCGATCAGCCGTTCGCGCCTCTATAAGGAATGGGCCGCGCAACAGGCGAAGCTGGCCGGCCTGGTCAAGCAGAAGAAACCGTAGCACCCACTACCCCACCCCAACTAGGAGAAAAAGCACCATGAATACGACTACCCAAAACGAACAGACAACCCTGGCCGGCGTGCCGGAAGCCGAGAAGGCAGATTCGCACATGATTGCGCGCGTATCGGCAATCGCTGTCAAGCTGGTGTTCCCGTTCGTCGCGCAGCAGGACATCCGGTTCTACCTGACCGGCATCAACCTGCGCCCGCTGGAAGACGGCGGCGTAATGGTGGTGGCCACCGACGGGCACCGCTATATCGTTGTGCGCGACCCGAACGGCTACATCGAGAAAGAGTTGATCGTGTCCGTGCCAAAGGACGCCCTGAAGCATGCCGGCAATGCGAAGCACACGCTGGATGTGATGAGCAACGGCACGGCGATGATCTCGGGCGAGGTGGCGCAGGCGCTGTTCATCCAGCCAGGCAATTCGATCATCGAAGCGGATTTCCCGCGCATCGAGCGCGTGGCCAGCCTGATCGGCTACAAGGAAGGCATCGTCGGTGCCGTCAATCCACGCTACCTGGCAGACGCGCTCACGATCGGCAAAAGCTTCGGCAATTCGATCCGCTTCTATACCCGCGACGCGGACAGCCCGCTGACCTTCGTGCTGTCGGGCCTGGGCGACCTGGAATGCTTCGGCGGCATCATGAAGCTGCGCGATAGTTTCGACACGCTGCCGACCTGGTTCCCGAAGCCGGGCGAAGTCAACGATCTGACTGATATCTGACGTGAGCTCCGACACCTGCGCCAGCTGCTCGCGCTTTCCGCTGGCCGAAAGTATGGCCGGCAGCGGGCGCGCTGAGTGCGAAGGCTTTGAAAGACCCGCAAGCTGGGATAGTCCGGCTTGCGTGCTGCACCTGCGCGCGACGGACATGCGCCATCGCGCAATCCTTGTAAAACAACTACGACAGAAAGAAGAAAATGGACGACAGCCAGAACCCCAAGTTTGAAGTTTTGCCGCTCGATCCGATGGACATGCACGCGCCGATCGAAGTCACGGTCGCGGTGCGGATGAAAACCGAGGACGGCAAAACGGCGCGCGCGCTGTACGACATGCCGCCGGGCGTGATCCCGACCCGGGTGCAGATTGCGGAGGCCATCGCGCCGGCGCTCGACCTGGAACTGCTGAAAGTGTTCCCGCACGAGGGCAATGCGGTCCCGATGAGCAAGCCCGAATTCGTCGCCTTCATCACCAAGCGCGCCACCGGCGAAGCGATCCCGATGGCTGGCGAGCAGCAGTTTGTGCCGGTGCCGGCCGAGATCCCGCATAGCATGCTGGTGCATGCGATCATCGGCGCGGCCGAATTCGGTGGCAACGGGTTTGATGTGATGCAGGACTACGATGCGGTCGATCTGGATTCGGAAGATAACCGGGTCTACAAGAAATCTATGCTGTCGGCATTGCCTTACGACGAACTGCTGGCCATCTATGAAAGGATCGAAAAGTGAACTCGGTCAACGACGAATTCGCAGCGCAATATGCGCCTATCGCACGTCCAGCCGTATTCGGCACCAGGGAATACTTTGCCGCGCATGCGCCAGCAATGCCAGAATGGTTCAAGCAGCAAAGCGAAGAGCCGGCGCCTGTTGTGCCTTCGACTTGCGTGCTCACCGTGGATCAACGTCACGAATACTACAAGGTCAAGGCTGAAGAGCACCAGGGCGAAATCTCGGCTGCAGTATTGGCGTTCATCAACACTGAATGGACGGCAAAGAAGGTCGCCGCCGAATGGGCGATGGTGCAGCGCGCGAAATCGTTTTTCGCGTGGCGCCGATATTATGCTGACATGATGATCCAAACCTTGGCTGGGGGCGCGCACGATGTTTGACCTGCCCGAGCTGCCAGCCTGCATTCGCCCGCAGGCCGACGTACTGCGCCGCGCACCTCGACCCGAAGAAATCGAGGTGCTGCACAACCCACCGCATTACGGCGACATGCTGCCCGAGAAAGGACGGATGGATGGACATCTTAGCGATTGATCCCGGGCCGGTCGAATCGGGGTGGTGCCATTTCGTATGTGGTGCCGTCGCCGATTCCGGCGTGGCGCCGAACCGCGACATCATCGCCATGATCCTGAACACGGCGGCGCAGCACCTGGCGATCGAGCGAATTGCATCGTATGGCATGGCGGTCGGGCGTGAAGTTTTCGAGACGTGTGAATGGGTGGGACGCTTCACCCAATCATGGCATGATCCGGGGGCGGTCAAGTTGGTCTACCGCAAGGACGTGAAGATGCACCTTTGCGGCACGCCGCGCGCGAAGGACGCGAACATCCGCCAGGCGCTGCTCGACCTATTCCCGCGCACCGGCGGCGGCAAGTGCCCGCAGATCGGCATCAAGTCGGCGCCCGGCCCGCTGTTCGGCGTCTCTTCGCACGCGTGGCCGGCCCTGGGTGTTGCGGTAACGGTCGCCAACTGGCACGGATCGAAGTAGTATCGGCTCAACAACTATAAGGAGAAAAGATGGACATCTTCAAGGACTACCGCCAAGCCGTGCACTTTGCTTTCTCGCTGGCGCACCAGGCCGACCTAGAAGGGCTTGTTTCGCGCGCATCGCTCGTGACGGTGGCGCTGAACGAGGCCCATGTGAACGTGCCGCGCGTGCTGCTTGACGCGCCGACGCTGGAGTACATAGGCCGATTCGGCGACGAGGCGAACAAGGCAATCGAGTTGGGACTGTCGAGCCATGAGCGCGACGCCCTGATCGCGGCCTACTCGCGCGACTGGGAGGCGCGGCGCCAGGCCGCCGGCCGACTGCAGCCCAGCTACCGCATACCGCTCACGTCCTGGGTAAGCAACCAGCACCTAGTAGATAAGCTGGTCAAACGCCACTACATCGCCGTGCGCGACCGCGGCAACGGCTGGAGCATTCCCGAAATCTGCGACGAATTCAAGGCGTCGATCGGGCGCGTTACCACCGCCGTGCGCGAAATAGAGCGCATCGCCAAGGAACTGGAAACGCTGGCGTTGGCGACACTGGCTCAGCGCGTGCAGCTGCCGGTACTCGAGGCGGACCATGCTTGACTTCGTGCACATGACGGACGCCGATCTGGCGCTGCTGCTGGTCGCCTGCGTGGTGGCCGTGCTGCTGATGGCTGGCATTCTGATCGAATGGGCGATCGACCACCGGCACCGCTGCTGGATGACGCACATCGACGTTGACCAACTGGGCGAAAGCGAGGCCGCCGCCATCGCCGAGCAGCACTATCACGCAGCACCAACACGAAAGGGATGACTACGATGGAAAAAGACACACCAGAAACTTTTGATATCACACGCCTGATCGCCTATAAATTGCATGGGGATCGAGATATCACGTACCAAACCACGTCAGCATCGCTGGATCAGGTGATTCACGCCGGGATCAATGCATTGATGGAGCGCAACGGCCCGGATGATATTTCGATTCAGTTTCGCGCCGACTTGTTGATCGCTGATGCCAAAAGGGCAGGCTTTGACCTTTTGATTGAAAAATCAATAGCCACAGTGTCGAAAGTCGAAATTGCAGCCCCGGCACGCCGCGAAGACGATCCGCTCGGCGCATCGTTCCACCACCGTCGCGCAGCGCCCCGGTATCCGGAGAAGCTGTCAGGCTGGCCCACGCCCGGCCACGACGTTAAATTCACGCTCGAGCGCGACTACGACCCGCATAACTTGTCAACCCGTACCGCGCCGCTACGGCGCCGCAGCACTGACGAATAAGGCATGTTCTGGGGTAGCACCTTTGGCGCTGGGACGGGAAACCGGTCAGCGTCTTTTTTTCGTCAAACACAATAAATTAAATCTTGCCATATATGGCAAGACGCTATATAGTAACTCACATATAGGCGCACCCCGCGCCGACCCACCTGGAGAATCCATGAGCCACGCCAAGACCATCATCACCATTGCCGCCCGGGACTTCATTGCCGGCCATTTCATCCGCATCGCCAGTGCTATGACGATCCACCGCGAAGACACCAGCGTAGCCATCCGTGACGTGTTTGGCGCACTGGTACGTACGGTGATGCTGATCGGTTTGTTCGCCGATCTGCCGAATGAAGTTCTGGCCGCCGGCGGCGCGGTGCTGGTGTTTTCGCTCATGCTGCGCATAGTTGATGCATGGGTCAGCATTGTCACCTTGCAGGATGCGTGATGGCTGAAATAACCCATGAAAAGTTGACGGCGCTGGTGGTCGTTGCCCTGGTTTATTTGTCGATCATCGGGCACATGATCCGCCAAGCCGTTAAGCGCGGCCGTGAGGCTGAAGAATTTCAACCCGCGCCCGAAGAGGTGCACGACAACAAGGAGAGCAGGACATGATGAACACTTATCAAATTCGTGACAAGGAATCGGGCTATAACCTGGGCAATGCCACTGGCATTGACGAATCGCACGCGCTGGCCGGGCTGGCGCGACGCGCCGGTTTCGGCAGCTTTCGCGAGTGGGCCAAGGCGTTAGGACGCACCGAAGAGCATGCGCGCGCCATGCTCGACGTCAGTTGCGTGCGCACCGCGGAAGACGACTTGCAGGAAATCCTTGATACCGAGATCAAACTGTCGCGCCTTCTGGGTTACACGAAGATCGACATGCCGGGCGTGAAGGATGCGAACGCATTCTTCTTCGGCATCCCGACTGGCGGCGAGCATGGCGGCGATCCGCGATTGGCCCGCGGCCTGATCCCGCGCTGGCGCCGCGACGCCTCGGCCATGGGGGACTTACTCGAACGCTTGCCGATCAACGTGCGCCGCTACGAGGAAGGCGTCGACGTATGGGTTGATGGTCCGGTCGGCACCGTGCACCAGACCGCGAAGTGGGACCAGTTCGATACGGCCGGCATGGCAATTCGCAAGGCCATGGTCGGCGCCTGCATCGACTACCTGGTCATGGTGCGCGGCGAATGAGCGGCACGCACAGCAACGAGATACTGGCTATGCTCGGGCGGATAGGCTTCTGGCAGTTGAGCGCCGACGAACAGGCCGCCCGCGCCGACTCACTGATCGTCGCCGGCTTCAACCTGCTGGCCAAGCTGCGCGGCCCGGCTGACGCCCGCGCCTTCATCCAGGCCATGATCGACAACCCGGACCTGATTCAGGCCCATACCCAACATTAGGAGTAATATGGACAACAATACAAATAGCGCACCTGCAGCAGCCCAG